TGTTAACGGAAAAGAAATAAGAGATACTTTGAATTTTGAATCTGTTAAAAATTATTTTAAAAATAAAAATTGGACTATTGAACATAAAAGGTCTGATATATTTTTTGAAATATTGGGGGCATTTACAAATTTATTTAATTTTAACGCAGGTAATCAAGGCGCAGTTAAGCATTTAACTGCCAGCGAAATGTTCACCGTATCAAGCTTGAATATTCAAGAAAGAGCTTCTGCTTTACCAGTTAAAAGAGAGCCTTTTTTCTTTAACGGCTCTTTCATTGTTATTTTAAATAAAAATAATAACAAAATTAGTTTAATTTTGAATGACTCTAATAAATCTGATCAATATATAAATTTTGACAATAATTTGGAAGATATAAATTTTATTGATTATATAAATGAAAGTAAAATTTTATCTGTTGGAGGGGGGTTGCCTTATGGACAGCTCGGCCAAGGTCAATGGGTTCAAACATCTTATTACTCTATTAATAATTTTATTTATTTTCAAATTGACAATTCCGCATGTTCATATATTCCAGCAAGAGGCGTCAACGGCTTTAATGGGGTTAGAGAAGGTGCTGTCTGGAACCACACTTTTTTTGGTGGAGTTCCTGAATTCGCTCCAGAAACATCTGAATATACAAATCTACGTTTTCATTCAAAACAAGGGCTAGTTGGAACACTTTGCTATCAAGATCGATTTTGCCATCTATCTAGAAATTATTCTTATTTAAATGATGGAACCACAATTTTCTATTATACTGCTGCGGAATGGTCATCATTTAAAATAAATCGACTAATTGCAAAAAGAAGCCCTCAGCCAGATAGCAGTTATTGTTATGGTTTTATATCAAATTTGTATTTATATCGAGATTTTGCACCAGGGCAAACATTTTTTAATCCAACTTTTAAATCTGACGCTTTCGTAAATAAAACTAGAATAATTACCGCAGATTATGCACAAGAATCAATATTAAACAATCGTAATATTTTATATATTATTGAAAGTTTACTGCAGGGAAAGGGGATTATTTCAAGAGATATTAAAATAAAAAATTATATTGCTGCACCAACGGCATCCCAAAAAGCAAAAACAAATAATAACGATATAGAAATAGTCTATTTTAGAAATATACCTTTTTCAAATATAGATAGTGATTCCAATAATACTTTTGCAAATGATGCAGGTTTAGCAATTAAACTTCCAGCTCCTAAATATTATAGTGATGGCACTCCATTTAGAAGATACGTTAAAGTAACAAAACTTTCTTATGAAACATTGTCGCCTTTAATTTCTAAAAGAGTAGCTTTGGCAAAAATTACTGAAATTATTCCTCAAAAATTCTCATATCCATTTTCATCAATGGTTGGAATGAAAATTGATTCAAGAGCATTTTCTCAAATACCAACTAGAACTTTTGATTGCAAACTTAAGAAAATTTTAGTTCCATCTAACTATTTTCCAAATGATGAAGATGGAGAAGACGTTAGATATGTAGATGGAACTGGCAAGTATAAAATATACGATGGCGATTGGGATGGTACATTTAAACTAATGTGGACAAATAATCCAGCTTGGATTTTGATGGATATGTTAGTAAATAAAAGATATGGATTGGGCAACTACATATCTTCTGATCAAATTGACATATGGGAGCTTTATAAAATAGCTAGATGGTGCGATGGTGTTGATGATAATGGATACTATTATGGCGTTCCAGATAGTTATGGTGGAACTGAGCCAAGGCATGCATTTAATGGAATCATAACTGAGAAATTTAATGTATTTGATATGATTAATCAAATCGCTTCAATTTTTAGAGGTCATGTTTACTACATGAATTCAATGATTACTTTTGACGACGATAGATTAAAACCGATTATTGGAGAATTCAATAATTCAGATGTAAAAGACGGTATCTTCAACTATACAAATCATAAAAAAGATGACGAATTTACTGCGGTAGAAGTCGCCTATATAGACGAAAAAGATAATTACAAACCTAAAATTGAATATGTTGAAGATTCAGATGGTATAAGAAAAAGAGGAATTCTTAAAAAACAAATTAACGCTTTTGGAGTGACATCTAAAGGACAAGCAAGAAGATTGGGGTTGCATTTCTTATTCCAGACTTCAAAAGAAAATATGAACGTATCCTTTATAACGGATATGAAAGCATTGCTTTACAAGCCTGGCGATTTAATTGGTATTAATGATGAACTTTTAAGCTCTTATAAAAATTTTGGTAAAGTTGAAAAAATTGAAAATATAAACGATGATAAATTTAAAATTGTTGTTTCTCCTGCAATTTGCGAATCCTTTTTAGATGCTTCGGAAATAACACTATATACACCAAGATCAAAACCTAAATATGATGATATTTTATCTTCTGTTGAATCTTACCCATATCAATTAAAAATTACAACACAAAATTTAATAACTAAAAAATCAGATGGCTCTTATGTGGTAAGAGAATATGATTTCGCCGTAACCCAAGATAAAAATTTAATTAATGGAGCTTATAGTTATACAGGAAATATAGTTTTTGATTGTTCTGTTGACCCCAAATGCACTATAATCTTAAAAACCTGCTTAAGTTACATTAAAAATTACGATATTAATAATAATTTTTCTACAAAATATGGTCATTGGAAATTAACAACTGGATCGTCAGACAATACTCGTCAAGATTTTTATTTATTTGATTCTGTAGCGGATCTAGTATTAAAAAATACTAATCCAAAAAAAGAATATTATTTTTCTTTTTTTGACAGTGGAAAATATATGAGATTTACTGGTGAGAGTTTAGATGGCGAACCGCTTTATGAAAATTCTGGCTTCTCAATGACTGGAAATACGAGTGAACCATTTAAAATTTGCGTAGATTCATTTTTTGGTTACAAAAATGGACTAATTAGTTATCCACAAATAATTGAAAATGATCGACCTTCGGTTGAAAATTTTAAAATAATTACTGGATGTCATTGCGCAAATGGAGGTTATTCAGAATTAGAAATATCTAAAAGTGGATGGAATGTTCAAAATGGAATTTTTGAAAAAATTAAAGAATCTGTAAAAAATGGAATAGATAGTCTTGTTACTGGTTCATCTTTTTCTTTAAAAATTAAAAATTTAAATCAGCCAATTTTTAAAATAATGTCAATTACTGAAAATTATATAAATGAATATAATTTATTGGCAACAGAATATAATCCGCAAAAATTTAAATTAATAGAGGAAAACTCTTCAGTGGACGATTTAAATAATACTTTTAATTTTATTTCAGCTTATAATTCAAAAAATAATAACTATTCTGAACAAGCGCTATTGAAGGCTCCCATATTTAAATCATTGCAATATTTTATCGATCCAAAATATGGAAAAAAATATTTAAATATAAAGTGGGCTCCATCAAATCCAGATCCAAATTTATTGTATCAAATATTTATTCAAACTCCATCAAAACAAACAAACAATTTATCAATTTTAAATATTGATTCAAGGAATTATAACGTAATAAATAATGAATACGAAATTAACTTTGATTTGGAAAAAGCAAATTTTGAAATTGGAACGTATCAAGTATCAATTTCCTCTTCTACACAAATAGTAACTGAGGGCGGAGGAATTTTAAGTGCAAAATCTGTTTTGGGAAATAATTTCCTAAATAGAATATCAAATATGACTTCTAGAACTGTTCTAATTTTGGAATATTAAAGCTTTTTAATATAAGATTCCGAATCTTTTTCATAGCCCAGTAATCTGTACATTTTTTTTATCTTGTCAGATAGGGGATGATTTTCTACAACATTCATTGAAATGTATTCGCATTTTTGATCTTTGGCAAATTTGTGGGCAATTTTATATAATTTCATTCCAACTTTTGGATTTTTTGAAAGCCACAAATATTCATCCATTATTTTTTTATTAAATTTTTCAGATTTTCTGATTATTCCAATAAAAATGCTGTCATACATTTCTCCATTAAAATGTGTCCAGACATGAATATTCCAAATCAATAACGATTCATGTGAGAGTGATTTATAAATAAGTTCGTAATCATGTTTTAAATCAAGAACATGTCCATATTTTTCGTTATCTGTTTCGTGCAATGCATAGATATCTTTTGCAACTTTTTCCATTTCCTCTGGAGAAATAACTTTTTTGATAAAAGATTCTGACATATTAACTAATAATAGAAATTAATTTGCGACATTCTCTAGCTGGAATATCTTTAAAAGAGTTCCAGCTTTTTGCTTCTGGATTTTGATAAGATTCAGATAGCCACATATCTCTGAGTTTTTGTTTAAAATCTTCAAAATTATTAATACTTAATTTTTTTACCGCATGATTTCTTAATAAGTTTTGTGGAGAAATGTCTCCATCAATTTGGACTTGTTCGGAATTTTCATAAGTTTTATTTTTGCTTTTTGATTTATCGATTTCATCGTCGCCAACAATATGAATATTCAAAAAGTTGCGAACGCAGCGAACAAAAGCTCGATTTGCAGCAATTGTTTCAAGAAATTTCGCACAAAAATCATTGGTATTTTCTAATGAAGCGTTAGCCATGTCTTCGAATTCAATACACATCCCGTTTGTTTCAAAATTCCCTATCCAATTTATTTTGCATTTAACTACGACATAGTCTCGTTCTGATTTAACAACCTCGTAAGATACCGAATTGAATCCTCGAATTTTTGCAAGATCTTTTAGGCCACCAAGTTTAATCAAAAGCTGATTATCCGTCAATCCCTCTACGGTTGGAGGCATTTCCAACTTACGAAGTTCAAACCAATCTTTATTTGGGTAAAGATGTTCCGCTTTAACCATAGCTCTCCAATTGATTGAGCCATCTTCGTTAAAGACGTATTCTACGTTAGATAGGAGTCCGTTCGCTTTCCTCAAGTTCTCTTGAGCATTCTTGGGATTCTGAGTTTGCGTTTTCGATTGTTTCTCTGATGATGAAGTCATAAATATAGAAGTGTTCTGCATCTTTCCAGAATGCGTCATCATCATGCATTACTTCGTTAACCATGTCAAGTTTTTTGTTTGCATTTAAATGAGCTTCGCTAGGATATAGTACGCCATGAGAAATTATAATTTTATTACTAAAAAAATAACCATTTTGTTTTTCAATTTTTGCAATCCTTTCTTTTGTATTATCAAACTCAACTTTAAAATCAAAATAAAAATTCCTCATTTCTGCAATATTTTGTTCGTCGTCTACGCAAATGCTAAAATTAACTTTGCATTTTCTAACAGATTCAAAATAATCAGAACTAATTGATTTACTGTTAACTTTAAAATAAATATGCTCAATGTTTGAAGCAAATTGTTTAATTAATGGAATTGGAATTTCTGTAGATGCAATAATTTTTGTCTTATAATTAGCGCACCAGAAAGCAATAGTTTGATCATCGTTATGCAAGTCAGCTCTTATGTAAAGTGTTTTATCTTTTTGATCTTCCAAATTTGCTCTAAAATTGGGAACAATTTCTACGAATGGAATATGATAATGGCTTCCTATTCGCAATGTATTAAAATTAATTCTTTCTTCTATTTCAAGAAGACTGAGAACTGATTCGGCAATTTTTTCTGGTTTTATTGAACGAATTGTTTTTGGATTTTCTTGATACGAAAAAGAAGGTTTATTTCCATTCTTGTCAGATTCAATTAAGATAATTTTTTCTTTTGAAGACCAATATGGGTAAGCATTTGCAGCATAAGTGTGGGAATATAATGCAACTATTGGCACATCATACATACTGGCTATATGTATTGGCAAACTATCGATGCCAAGATGCAATTTAGATCTTTTAATTAAGTATGCGGATTGTTTAAAATTTAAATTCAAAAAACAACCATCAACATTTTCCAGCTTTGGATCTTCGTGACCTCCAATTTGATATATTTTATACCCATTCTTATTTAAAAGGGGTTTTATTAGATTCAAAACTTGAGGAAAGTATTCGTAATTTTTAGAATCAATTTTTTTATCCGTATGAATTGTGATGTACTTGTCATTAAGAATGGGATAAAAATGTTCTGACAAATATGGTTTTCCAATTTTTACGCCGAGTGTTTTTGCGTATTCTTCTATAAGATGTGACATATTATACTAATGAAAATTGAATTTTGTCTTTTCCGTTGTGTTGGTAAGCAAAAAATTTCTGAGTAGTGGCGTGTGGCAAAAAGGCTAATTCAAAAAATCCCTTATGCGATCCTTGCCCCTCTAAAAATAGCAAGTTGTCACAAATTGGATTGTATGGCAAAACTTTGTGAACTACTGGATTATCCCTAATCAAATCAAAAAATTTAGGATCAGTAAAAATGTAAATATTATATTCTGGATATAGAGATTTTAAATTCTCAAGAAGAGAGTTTACCATTAAAACATCTCCACCAGATTGCGGAATGACGACTGCTAAACGCCTGCCGTCATCATCCTTATCCAAAAGATCTTCAAAATTAATTTGTTTTGGTTTATTCAGCTTTTGTTTGGCTTGATTGATTAAATGATCGTAAATTTGTTTTCTTGATACACCAAATTTCAATTGATTCATCCATTCAAGACAAGCTGCATGATTTTTGTCTATTTTTTCTTTTAAAATATTTGCGTAGAGATCTATAACAAAATCTTCATTATCTTCTATTTCTGGCATCTTGTATTCTACATTTGGATCTTCTTGCGTGAATAAAAAATCATAATCGATTTCTGGGAAGGAGTCAAAAATTTCTTCAAGCTTTTTGCCAATGACTTCAATTGAGAAATTGTCTATAACCCACTGTCTAGCTTCTTGGCCAACCCTAGTTTTTTTGTCTGGATGCATGAAAAATACTTCAGTCAATCTTTGATTGATGCTTTGTGGACAAGTTGAGGCTTTAATAAACTGAGTTCCAGGCTCCCTATACTCTGTCCAATCCAGTGACATTCCTCCACTTTCTGTAGTGCAACTATCTTCGCCACAAGAATAATTAGTAACTAAGGTGATTAATTCGGCAAGTTTTGCCTCTTGAATGGGAATTTCTTGCCCACCGCTAGTAAATGGATGACAATATACATCCATTAAGTTATAAATCTCATTCAATTGTTTGTCTGAAACGCCAGCTGTAACATTTGTAGTTACTTGGCTATTTGGATTACCGCAAAATTTGCATCCTATATTTTGTCTTGTGAATGGCTTGACTTCATAATTATTGCAAGCATGACAAAAATAAGTTGTGTAAACTAAATCTGCAGGAATATTTTTTTCTCTTAACAATCTTGGAATGTCCCAACCTTCTGACCAATGAGTATGAAGCAATAGTTTTGCATTAGCTTGTGGATTATTAAATCTAAAAATAGAAAAACCCTCTAGCAAATTTGGCACTGATTTTCTTAATTGATTTCTAAACACAAATCCAATTAAAAAAGAATCATCTAATCCAAAATCTTTTCTTAACTTTGCTCTTTGCTGATCTTCAATTTTAAAGAATTTTGAAGTATCCAAACATCCGCGCAATGTTTTAACATGGTTGTAGCCTAAACCTCTTAACGCTCTTTCTGCAAAGGAAGCCCAAACATAATAATTTTTAATTTTAGGAGCCGCATTAACTGCATCTGGTAAAATAGGCAAGCTATCAAGCGTTGTCCAAATAACGGAATTAATTTTATCCCACCAAGGTTTATCCCAGTACCCATTAAAGCCCCAAATATCTTCAGTGCCAATATAAATATCTGGCTTTACTAATTTAATTAAATCATCAATCATTCCAGCTCCGTAACCCAAACTTCTTTCAATGTTTGGGTCTTGAGCCTTTAATTGTTCTAGTTTTTGTTGCGGAGGGAAAGTTCCGTAACTTTTCCAAGGTTGTCTTGCTGTCTCCTCGGATTCAAACGGCATTCCATTTGCAGCTTCGATTATTTCATACTTTCCAGTATTAAATAGATAGCGAAGAATATTTTTAGCGTTCTTACCAAAGCCAGTAAATGCCCTAGAGTAATTAGAATGAAAGAGGATTTTTTTCTTCATTATTCTTCTTGTTTAGAGGAATTTGTTCTACTATTAAAGATTTCTGATAGCGAAAATTTTAAAAATTCTGCCAAGGCTTCTGCCTCACCCAGCTCAATGCCAATCCCAAATTTCTGATTACCGTTCCTAGAAATAGAAAAAGAAAAAGCGTCTGTTCCATCTTTTTTTTGATATGGTTTAAATGAGATTTGCGTTTTGTTTTCTTCGTATGTATGGAAGGCAGAAAAGTCTTTATACTGTCTAATTGAATATAGAAATCCACCTATTTCATTAACATTTAATTTGATGTTGAGATTTTTTTCTGGATTTTTTGCATTTTCAGAAAAGGATCCAGTTTTTGTATTTTCATTCCAAGAAGCTTGTTGAATAGCGCTAACATACAAAGTCTTTTCAGAATTCTTTCCGCTTCCTACTTTAAATTGAAAAGCACAACCTGTAACTTTTGAATTAGGTTTATATAGACTAAAATTCATACAAGATTATAATTAGTTAAGATTAACTTTCTAAAAAGTGTAAAAATTTAGATATGGCCAATAATTATCAAAAAGTAGCACAATTATATACGTTAACTGGAAACGGTATTACTACGATTACTGGGGCAAGTGTAATTCATGCATTATACAATGGATCAAATTCTCAAATGACTATGAGAATTGATAACGCTCACACAATTCATATCCCAACTGATCAGCATGTGACGTTCCCAAATCCTGTAGCATTTTCAACTATTAGGAATCTCTCTGCAACTAATACAGGAGTTATTTTATATAGTTAAAAATGCCAAATCCAGTTTACAAATCAGATTCAGTATATCACGGTAAAGCTGCTCCTCAGTTTTCCTACATCTATGATGGGGATACTCAGGAATGGCGACCGATGACTCCTGCTGATTTAGCTGGATTAGGAGAAAGTGATTTACTTAAACCGCCAGCTCTTTCAGTCTATAGAAACATTAATTTATCTGGAGAAATTTCAGAAGTAAATAACGGAGCCACAAAATTAGCTGGATTTTTTGTTGATAACAATTTAAACGACGAGCCTCTTTTTGTTCAATTTTATAGTAATCCATATACTTCAGAATCAACTCCATTTATTACTTATCCAATTTATGCGCAATCTACGTTGGATCAAAGTTTTTCTTATTTAGTTCATGGCTTTCAAGGAATCTTAGTAAAGATTTCTGAAGATAGAGAGGGTCTTTATCCTTGGCCTGGAAATAATGGGACTGGTCTTATTGCAAATATTTATTATAGGGCTTAATTATGCCTCTATACAAAAGAAGAATTCAAATACCAACTGGTCAGTTTGTGACAACTGGTCAGACTGGGCAATTTTTTCCTACTAGCGAAACTGGAAAATTTGTTCCGACTGGTTTTACAAATTTGGGAGTGAATGGGGAAAAATACTCTGATACTGAATTTGTTTTTTCAAATAGTAATTATCCTAAAGGTAATGCTCAGTACTCTATTTTAATGAGGTCTACTGGAACGGAAGGCATTGATTTCAGTGACGATTCAATAAATAGTGTCGCTTGTTTCAAGATAATATTGCCTAAAAATTATTCAAATCAATCTTGGTTAATTAAAAATGAAGTATTGGGTATTGGCCAACATTGGAATGGTGCAAAAAATCAAAGCTTTACTGCTGATTACTCTGCAATTATTACTGCTTCGGACAATTCGTACAATTTAACTGGTCCTTTTTATACAATTTATACTAAAACTCAACCAACTTACTCTGGTGCGTTCGATATTTGGGAAAGTGGCATTGTAATAAAATTATTCGATTCCAATGATACAAAAACTCAATGGACCGCAAAAATAGGAATCATTCAATCTATTCAAGATGAAGATTTAAACTTATTGAATTCGATTGAAAGCATAAATGCCTACATAGCAAATAATTCTAGTTCTAATTCTGTTATTAGTTCAGCTTCTGATTTGCAAATTTATAACTTAGATGAACAAATTCCAATTGTGGATGCGGGGGAAGATTCTGGAATATTAAGTGACAACGCAATGGATGGAGGTGATGATGATCAAATTTTATTGAATTTAATTGAAAGCATTAAAGTTTATATTCAAAACAATTCAAATATAGATTCGCCATCAGATTCGCAAATATCTAATCCCAATCTTGAAACTTTTAATTTAGATGGTGGAGATGACTCTAACGTATTGATAGAGAATAACTTAGATGGCGGAATAGATTAAAAAAATATTTACTTTTTTTGCTAATTTTGTGTAATAGCCTATATATTTTAATTTATGGCTATTAATATCGATCACACAAATTCGGCTATCATTACTCTTCGCGGACCTAGCAACGCAAGCGTAAATGATACAATTAACTTCGTATTCCCAAATACACAATCCTCAAGCGCAAGTCTTCTTCTATCTGGAGAAGCTGATATTTCTGCAATTTCTGGATTGGTTTCAGCTTTGGGACAAAAAGTAGAAAAAAGCGTAACTGGCTCTGCAGCAACCAAAAATTATGGAACAGCTGCTGGAGAAGTACCAATTCTCGATGCAGATGGAAAATTGGAAGGAGCTTTAATTCCTTCTATCGCTATCAGAGACACTTATCAAGTCGGCACATTGGCTGATGCAACCTCATTATCCAGTGCTTGCATTGGAGATTTGGCTATCGCAACAGGAGATCAAAAAAATTACATCCTTTGCTCTGCAGCTGCTGATGCATATCAAACTCAATCAAATTGGAAAGAAATTAAATTCCAAGAACAAACTGTATGCTGCGTCAACGGTTTAGATGGAGCAGTAACATTAGACGGTTCAAATGTATGTTTGAGCGCAAATTCAGTAAATTATGTTGGACAAACGATCGACACTGCAATCGAAGATCTTTATATTGATAAAGCTGATAAATCATGCTTAAATAGTTATGTCACTACAAGTGATTTAAGCACTTGTTTGGGAGATTATCCAACTTGCACTGTTGTAGATCAATGCTTGGCAAATTACACACAATGCTGCGATTTCAATAGCTGCATTAGCAATTACATCACATCTTCTGATGTATCAACCTGCTTAACAAATTATGTATTAAAAACGGAAACTGGCAATGCTGCATGTTTAGATGTTGGAACAAGCGTTGGAAATGTTGTCGTAGTTCAAGGTGATGGAAAAATCTGCTATTCAATTCTTCCAACATTGGCAATCACTGATACATTCTTGATTGACGCTGCTGGAGATTTAACAGGTTTAACTGCTGCTGAACAAGGCGATATCGCGATTGTTACTGGAGCTGTTAAAGCAAACTATATTCTCAAAGGAAATGATTATTCAACTGCTGGCGATTGGGTTCAACTCGCTACAACTTTCGGAGCAATTACTGGAGTTAATGGTTTAACTGGCGTAGATGGAAACGTAAATGTTGGAGTTGCTGACATTAACGTCGCATCCACTTCGACAATTTATGATGGCGGCACTCTCTTGGCAGCACTAACTGGAATTGATGGCAGAGTTGGCGTAATAGAAGGAGACTATCTCACGGAAGGTGAAGCTACAACCTTATTCGCTGATTATGTTTTGACTGGAACTGCTACTGGCATTTTCAATACAAAATCAGACAATGGTCATGGCCATGCTATTTCCGATGTAACTGGTTTGGGAGCATGCTTGAATTCAATCACCACTTTCTACACTGGTGCTGGTTCATATGCAGCAACTCAAAATGCTTCAAATGCAGCAATGAATGAAGCTCTTGGAGACTACTCCGTAGCTTTAGGTTATGGAGCAAAAGCCGTTCAAGACTATGAAGTCGCTCAGGCTGCTGGATGGTTTAATGATGTCGGTGATGCTCAAGTAAGTAAAATTCCTGCAAAAGCTTCCACAACTTCTAGCTCATTAGAAACAGTCGCCTCAGTTCAAATGGAAGCGTCTTCAAACATCATGTTCTCTGCTACAATTATCGGTAGAGGAGCTTCTTCAAATTATGCAGCCTTCAAAGTTGAAGGTGCGGCTCAAAAATCTGCTGGTGGAACAGTCAGCATCTTAAATGCAACAAGCGTTAACACTTTTGAAGATAACGCTGGTGCATACACTGCAGATGCCTATGTAGACGGTTCTAATGGTATTGCATTTAAAGTTGAAGGTGACGCTGGAATGAAATGGGTATCTGATGTCAATGTTGTAAAAGTAAAAATCTAATTAAGTGGCATTATTAATAAATTTAACTAAATAATAATATGGCATTTAATTTCGATCATACAGCTAGTGGTGACATGACTTTTGTCGGTGGTCACTCGGCTTTCGTAGGTGAATTCGCATTCCCCAAGCCAGCAAATACAGCTCAAGAAGCAGTAGTGATGGTTGGTGGAGGTTTATTCGGCATTGAAGCAATTAGTGGCTTACAAGCATGTTTAGATTCAAAAGTTCCTACTGGCGAATTTAAAAGTGTTGGATGCAAAAATGCAGAAAATTCTGCATGCAGCATTCCACTTCTTGTTAGCGATGGAATGGGTGGAGGTTTACTTGCAGTAAGCACTATACCAGCATCTATTCAAAACACTATATTCGTTTCGCCAACAGTAAACGGTTTAATAAACTTAACATCAGCAAATAAAGGAGACTTCGCAACAGTTACTGCAACTAGTTCTACTTATGTATTAACTGGTTCAGCATTTGGTGTCGCAGAAAACTGGCTTGAATTGCAAAATGCAGACTTAAGCATTCTTTCTGTAAATAATTATACTGGATGCGTTCAAATCAGCGGTAACGATCTTGTATTGACATCTGGTCAATACAATGGATGCACTGTTGATCAAGCATTAGATTGTCATTATGCATGCTTAGTAGATGATGTCAATGACTTGCAAGCATGCTATGTAACATATACTAGTTTCGACGCTCCTCTTGGAACACTTGGTTGCTACATGAAAACATGTGATTTCACAACCAATTGTTTGGATGTGGAGTTTTTAACCACTGGTTACGTTGATGCATGCTTAGGATATTACGAAACAACTGCATCATTTACTGGCACTGTTGCTACTTATGTTCCTTATAGTGAAGTTGATGAAGCGGCATATCGTAATACAGGTTTAGCTAGTGGCAATGTTGTAGTAGTAATTGATGTCGGAGGTAGTGGAGTTATTGATAAATCTTTAATTCCTAGCTATAACTACAATGATACGTTTGAGATTTCTTCTTCTGGAGAATTAGCTCAGTTATTGATTGATGAAATAATTCATCCTGGAGATTTTGCAATCAATACAGTCGAACCAGCAACGTACATTTATAAATCTGGTGAAGGTTGGGTTAAATTTGCAGATGATCAAGGCGCAATTTATTTCGTAAATGGTCATTCCGCAGATGGTTCCTCTACCGTAACTATTGACGCTTCTGACATTCATTATTGTCAATCAGAAAATACTCATTTAAATCAATGCATTACCGCAATTGTTACAGGTATTGATGCAATTGAATTAGATTATGAATCCTGTGTTCATTTCACTGGTGAAAGAGCGCATTATTCATTAACTTCAGTATTTGATAACATTGCTGCGACCAAATCAGTAACTGGTCATGGTCATGCAATGAGTGACATTTCTGGACTTGCTGGATGCATTGATCCAATGAAAGCATTTGTTCAAGGCGATTTGATTAACCTTCAGTGCAGTTATTCATTGATGCTCGATCCTAATAGTGCAACTACAGTAAGTGGCGCATTAGTATTGGGTAAAAATGGAAAAGCTGAAAATCAACATTTCTCAGTAGTTAATTCTGCTGGATGCTTCGCTGAAAATGGAGATGCTCAAACCGTTAAGTTTGTTGGCAAAGGAAGCTTCACTAGCAATTCCTTTAACGATATAGCCCTTATTCCCGTAAATGAATTCACTGCAGCATTTGTTTCGGCTGAAGTTGTCGGCAGATCTTCTGACGATAGCGAAAGCGCAGCTTATTCTATTCAAGGTTTTTTTGCCAGAGAATCTGGTAATTTAAACAAAATAGGTTGTGAATCAGTCACTACATTCGCTACAACTGATACTGGTTATGGAGTTGAATTCATTACAACCAATGATTACGATGTCCATCTTCGTGTCAAAGGTGACGCTTCTACTGAAATGCATTGGGTCGCAAATGTTAATTATTTAAAATTAACAGATAGCTCAAACGCTGGTGGCGGTGGAGTTGGAGCGTACTTCTCTGGCGCTAATAATGCATGGTATACAGTTTCAAATAACTGGTTTACAAACTCTTCATTAACAAATCAAGCCTCTTCATTGCCAGACGCTAATACTAGCGTAGTAATGAATGGCGTAACTGGCGCATTGGTTGATCTAAGTAATCCTGCTTGGGTGCAACCTGCATCAATCGATACGACTGCGGTTACAGATAGCAACGGCATATGCTTTGTTTCTGGAACATTCAGTGGAACAATCTACGGAAATGCAACATTCTTGAATGGTTCATCTTTCGTATAACGTGTAACAATCAACATAGAGTCCCGTCTTTGGGCGGGACTCTATTTATTTTTTAACTTTTTTAATTTATTATATAACATATGAGTCTTATAAGTGGTAACGCAATATTCGGTGGTGATGCAGTCAACTGCTCATCTAATTCAATTTCAGGTTTAGCCGCATTCTTTGGAACTGCGACTAATTCTGGTGACGTAACATCTGCAGTCTTTAATGATGGGGCTGTAAATTTTGGGTCAATAACTTCTGGTGTTTTTTTGGGTAGCGCAATTAATTCTGGTTCGGTAAGTGTTGCTGAATTTTTTGGAACTGCATCTAATGCGGGGTTTGTTGTTGAATCTGCAAGGTTTGCAGATACATCTTCTAATGTTGGAACTGTTTCTGGTTCAGCCATCTTCACAGATACTTCAATAAGTGATGGTGTTGTTGAAGGAGCTGTTCAGCTTGGAGTTAACGTGACAGAAGGTGAAAATCAAGCATTGACTGAAACTCCTACAGAATACACTCAAACAGATGGATTCTTTCCAAACGCGCATTATAGCAGTGGATCTAAAACTGCACCTACAGATTATGAAACAGTAGTTTACCAAGTTGGTGGTTTTTGGTACAAATATGACGGTAATGGAAACGGTTCATTAGCGTCTGGCAATTATAGCGATGGAACTTCAATGTTTACATTTGTTAATGGTATCAAGGGTGGTGCATATACTCCAAGCTATAATGTGTTAGGTTCGTATTACTACGTTGGAACGCTTACTAACGGCACAACCGTATTGTACAGTGATAACAACTTAACAATAGTTGCTTCCAACATCACTCCTTTTGTTGTTGCTGGTGTCGCTAGATACAACACAGACGGCAGTGGAGTAGTAACGATAGAAAACATTGGAGTACTTAATGCGAATTACTACTACGCTGGAACGCTTACTAGCGGCACAAGCGTATTGTACAGCGATAACGCATTAACAATATCCGCTCTTGACGTACCTCCTTTTATTGTTGCTGGTATCACTAGATACAGCACAAACGGCAGTGGAGTAGTAACGATAGAAAATATTGAAACAATTAATTCGTATTACTACATTGGAACGCTTACTAGCGGCACAACCGTATTGTACAGTGATGACTCATTAACAGCAACTGCTAATGATATAAATCCTTTTGTTATTGCTGGTGTCGCTAGATACAGCACAAACGGCAGTGGAGTAGTAACGATAGAGAATATAGTTTCTGTTGCCTTTGGCGGTACTACTTATTATCACATTGGAACATTTGGTGATGGAACCGAATTACACACCACCGACGCCTTAAATGCTCTTGCTGTTTCTATAGGTCCAATTAATATGGGAGATATTAGCGATCCAGTTGATGGATTAGATGATTCTTTCTCAACTAATGAATTGGGTATTGTGACTATTACTTACGGATCACAATCTTCTTCTGAAGTCAAATTACCTTATGCAGACGGGGCAGGAGGTGCTTCAGTTTCTTACTATTATGATTCACAAGATACTTTTGGAGCAGGCATTGCCCTATATACAGACAACGAAAGAACAACACTTGCAAGTGACTTGTTTTTAGTCAATGAAGATGATGATACATTATACACTACAGATGGTTCTGGAGTATTATCTATACAGAGTATATCAAACACTTCATTAAATAATATTACGTATTATCACACTGGAACGTTTACTAGTGGTACAATATTATACGGCGAAAATGCTTTAACTTCAACTGTTAATAATCTCTTTTATTATTATAACGATGCTGATGAAAATACTGATGCATTATACACGACAGATGGTACTGGAATATTATCTATACAAGAGGCATTTCAGGTTACAATAAATGGCATTACATATCGCTATACTGGCACTCTTACAAGCGGTTCAACTGTATTGAGGGATAATATTACCTTTGATCCTGTTGGCGCTTTTAGTTATGTAGATGTAAGCGCTAACAAATTATACGGAGCAAACAGTAGCGGGGAATATTATGAAGAAACTATATCAAGTATCACAATAGATACTAGTACATATTATTATGTTGGAGCACTTGCTAATGGGACCATTTTATATAGTGAAAACAGCTTAAGTAACATTGCTAGTAGTTTTCCTAATGCAAATGCTGGAGATTTAAATAATGATGGATTTAATGATTTAATATCCCACGATAGTATTAGTGGTATAACTATTACCTATGGTACAGAATAATAAAAAAATTAATTAATAAAAACAAAAAAAACCGATGGTCCAATCCCATCGGTTTTTTGCTTTAAAAAATTAAGCTTAATTAAAAAGCCTTAATGATTTCATTAAGATCAAAAACATCTGGCGTGGCATAAGGATAATCATGCATCCTATGCCCAGAGAAATCATACTCTTCAAGATAACCTTCAACTGGTGGAGTTGAAGTTGTTGTTTTTAGTTTGGAATCTGGGAAAATATTTTTGTTGTTCTTGTAGCCAAAGACTACTGGCTTATTGGTGATCCAGCATACTGAAGACTGTTTGCCAAAGGCAGCAGCAGCGTGCTGCATAAAGCTATCGATACCCAATCTAGCTTGACTGTTCAAAATAAGACCGAACAAGTCCCTAAATGGAGCATGAATATGCTGAACATTCTGCAACTTAATCTGATCGTCTCTACAGATTTGCAGGATGTGGTACTTTTGGCTTAAAACGTTCGCTATGGCTTGCGCTTGGTGTGGTGGGATATCCCTATTCCAACTGTACTGAACGTCCTTAGAACCACCGCCAAAGGGCTGGAAGATCATTACTGGTTTGTTGTTTGGGGCTTGAAACTTTGTTTTGTTAATCTCTAATGGATTTAAGAACAAATCTGGCTTAATCCCGTCAAATTTTACGCCAAGATTTTCGCACCACGCTTCTGTTAAATGAACATTTTTCTTGAAGTAGCCTTTGGAAAGATAGGGTTCATCAATCATGAAGATTGTATCGTCACCCTTTACAAAATCCTCATAGAAGTAGGGGGCCATTCCAACCCTATAAAACCTATGCACATTTGGATTGCCAATAAAGACTTCTGGATATCCAGATAAAACGATCAAATTATAATCTGGATGAGCTTTTTTAATGGCTCTGCATACTGCTGTTGCCATGATTGACTTTCCAATGCCGCCGTTTACTTGAAAAATAATGTTCTTCATTTATGAATATAATAAAATATAATGTGTAAAAATAAACATGGATCAAATACCAGATAGTGTAAAAGTTATAGGCGCTAATGCAGTAGCTTTAGGAGCGTCTTTTACCTCTTTGGAAAATGGATTAAGGTTAGCTGGCTTAACTGCGGCTTTTTTATACACTATGCTTAAGATAGTGCATTTAATAAAAAACTGGAAAAATAAGGAAGAATAATGGCTAATTTTATTTTAGGTAATACCACGGGCGAAATATGCTGCGAAATACAGCAATCTTACATGAGGCTGACTGGCAATTATGTTGGTCCTTTATGTACTTCTAATTTTAGCACATCTGGATTTTTAATCAAAGATGCAAATGATAATTCTGGCATATATGTAGCTAATTGCGCAATTCAAACTTGTAAAAATAAAATTGAATACACTGATGCAAATTCCACAAATCCAGCTCATTTAATTTTACCAGCAAATAAATGTTTTTATATTTCTGGAAATAATTCTCTCTATTCATTTTCTGATAGTGATATTTTTTCTATTGGTAGTGGATTTTATTCAGCTTTTGAGGGACTCCAATCATTTTCTTCGTCACCATCAGTTACTTTAATTCCCAAAACTGCAGCAATTAATAATGCATTTAGATCTTTAAATTCTTTTTGCGAAGTTCAATTTTATATATGTCAATCAGATAATTCTGGAATTTGTTTGAGTGGATCTAACGCATTTAGATTTGACAACTTGGATAAGCAAGGCGTTTATTACATAAGTGGCAATTCAACTTCAGTTAGTGGCCTTCCATTAAGTAGTTATTCTTTTGCAAATTATGGGAATTCGTATTTTAATGCAGCTTCATTATTTAGTGGCAATATAAATTTAGCTGGAACTGGTTGTTTTAATGCCCCCGATATTGGATTAGATGTTGATACAAAATCGATCTTTAAAAAAGATTCTATATTTTCTGGAAATATTATCTTAACTGGAGGTTATAATTTATTTTCAGATGGTGCATTTTATTTTACAACTGGAATATTTCCAAGTATAAGTGGAACTGGAGATATTATTTTTAATAATTCTTTTTTTAATAATGTTGAAGCTAACTCAGTAAGTGGAACTGGCACATCTTATTTTAATTGCGCTGAAATTTTGGAATTATATGTAGGTAATGGATATTTTAATTGTATTCGTCCAGCTGTAGAAAATGATTATTTAATAATATCTGGATATTCTAATTTGCATTTATGTGGAAGTTTTTTTTGTAATTTTGGATCATTTTTTAATAATGGAAATTTTACAAATACTGGTAATGGAAATTTTTACAATATATGTACAACTGGTTTAAGTACATCTAGAAATGTATTTTCTGGATGCATGTTTGTAAGTAATGATATTTGTAATTCTGGATTTATTTGTTCTTGGGGAAGTGTTTCTGGTCTTAATTTTTTAACAACTGGTTTAATAAGTGGAGCAAACATAAGTGGAACTAATATAAGTGGACAGACTTTCACTCAATTAAATGGTTCTACAATTACTTGTTTTGCATCTTCTGGATTACACATTGGAACTCTTTGTACTGGTTATGTTAAAGCCGTAAATACAGCAAAAGCTTGGGGGGTATTTTCTTTAAAAGATGGAGTTCCCACATTGTTGACTGGTTACAATGCATGTAGCATCACAATTCCAATAACTGGAATTGCCGCATCTGGAAATCCAGGCAGTCTAAAATATTTTCCAACAGGAAATTTGGTATCTGGTCAATGGAATTATCCATACGTAATGTATGGAATTGCTTTAAATGAATTAGTCAAAGCTCCCTTTACTTTTAACTTGCAATTTCATCCTGTTAGTTGTTTTGATACTTTTTCAAATGTAACAACTGGCTATGGCACTCATGCTACAAATTTTTCTGGATATCAAAGAACTGGTTGGTTTGCAACAAGTCCTACGGTAAGTGGATTTGGTTATTATTCTGGAAGTAGTGGAAATGTGGCTGGCGCGGCTAGTACGCCTTTTGCAAGTGGTGTAATTTCAACTGGAGTTGGCGGTAGCGGATTGGCGACTGCTTGGGGTCCACTTGGACCATATTATTGCTCGATGCAAGCTCCATTATTTTCTACATTAGTTAATTGTGCTGGAAAAAATACTTTTTCACCAACTACTGGTAATTATAGCACTGGAGATTTTTCTAAAATAGCTTTGGGATCTAGTTACGGAGAAATTATTTTTAGTTTACTTCCTGCATCTGTAGCATTGCAAAATAGAGAGTATTATAAAATTGAGAATAATGCATTAAATGGCACTGGAACTTTTGTAATATTTGGATATTAATATGTTCACTTTGTATTGTAATACGATTTACGGCTTAACAATTAATTTTTTTGAAACATCGGAGCAGTGCAATGATTTTGCAAAAAAAATAAATCCATTAGCGTACAAAATAATAGAAACAGAAAATCAATTGCCAATGCATTTCTTTCCAGCGTTTTATTGGAACGAAGAAAAACAAGGTCCAGATATTGATATTCTTTCAGCAATAGAATTAAAAAAAGAAGAATTAAGATCAATTAGAAAGCCACTTCTTGAGAAATTGGATGTTTTATTTGTTAAAAGTCTGGAATTTGACGATAAAGAAAAAAAATCTAAAATAGTTAAATATAAAAATGATTTGAGAAATATAACGCTTGGTTTTTTTCCATCAGATCCTTATTTATTAATTTATTTTTATCCAAATATTCTTAATGAAATTGCGCTATTTATTCAAGATCAATTCTGAAAATTTTTGAACGAAAAATTGTTTATTTTTTTGAAACGCTTCTATTTCTGAGAAGCGATAAAAATGATTTGAGAAGTCGCTAGAAAGTCGTGCAATTTTATCTACTCTTGAACTATTCATGACAATAATTTCTTTTACGTAATCTTTCATTAAATCTAAAAGCTTTTTTCTATTCCAAATTTGCTTGCATATTTTATATTCATTTAAAAATTCTCCAGCTTTTAATCTGTTTTCTGCCAAACCAATGTCTTTAATTCTTTTTGTGATAAAGTCATACTCTTTTAATCCAGTCATTTGAAGCTCAAATACAAGATTTGTTAAATCAAAAAATGGACTTCCTACAAACGCATTTTCAAAATTAATAAATTTAAAAGAATTGTCATTGTTTATAATTGTGCTCAAATCTAGATTTCCATGTACTAATTTTTTTAGCTTTAAAGAGTTTTCATTTTTTTCAAAAATAGACATCATTTCAAAAAATATTTCTCCATACATATTTTTTGCAAATTCAAATTCATCTTCTTCTCCAGAGTCAACATAAGATAAAATATTTTCAAAATTAATATTTTGATATTCTAAATAAGATCTGGTATCGTCTAAATGTGGCCAAACTTCTTTAGGAGGCTCATAAAAATGCATTCTGGAAATTACTTTATTAAAATAATTATATTGATCGTCTAGAATTGCAGAACCTCCAAGATTTAATAAATTTTCTGAATATTCAAATGTCTGAATTGTATAATAAATAGTTTTGCCATATTCGATTTCGTTTCTATCTACTGCTTGAGGTGCTATTTCTAAATGCTCAATCCCCTTCAAAATCATAAAATCATAAAAAATTGGAACTTGATCAAAAGAAATTTTCAAACAGAAACCTTTATCGAAAATTTCGACTAAAAAAGAATCATAGTCGTCATTTTCATCTATTAATTTTATTTTTGTAACTAGCTTTTCGCCATGCCTCGCAAATATAAGTTTTATTAAACTTTCCTGAGAACCAGAAACAAAGTCAGCTCTTGGGATTAAAAAAGATCTTTGGTTTAAAGCTGTAGTTATGTTCATAGTATCTATTACATTATAAAATAAAAACCCCGCCAAGTAAACTTAGCGGGGTTTATTTTTAACTAAATGTCTGAAATTAGACAGTTGCCGCAGTCACATTAGTCTTAAGAAGACGACGATTGCGAGCTTGATTGCGATCATAAACTACCAAATATCGATCAGACTGACTGCGATATTGAGCGTTAATGCGCTCGCCGTTCTGCAGGGTTACTCCAAAAAAACGACCTGCGGTATTTGCAATGCGATCAAATAGAGCTGTCGTTCTTTTGCTAGTTGTAGTATTTCTGGTTCTCATATACAAAAGATACTACAAGAAGCATATGTCATTGTCAACTAATTTTAGAGAAATTTTGCTTAAATTTTGATTGGATACCAAAAATTTACAAAGGGGCAATTCAAAATTATTTTTTAATATTTTCTGAACAGATCTTGCATTATTGCCATCCTTTTCTATTAAAGAATATAAGTGATTTTTAATTTCAGTTGATGTTTCAAGTTTTATATCCTTGTTGTTTAAAGAATTCTGTATTTCAGATATAGTTTCCGAAATCATCTTTAATAAACCCTCTTTGGAAAATTTATTATTAAAAATTAAAATCTCATCAAGTCTTGATATTAATTCTGGTTTAAATTGTCTTTTTACAGCCTTGTCGTAATCATTGTTTCTGTTTTCGGCTGATTGTGAGTTCACAAAGCCCATAGAACGCGCTGTTTCGGTTTCAGCACCAATATTGCCAGTCAATACGATTATGGTATTAGAAAAATCAATTTTGCGATTAAAATTATCAACAATAGATCCTTCATCCATAATCTTAAGCAGAATATTGACTACATCTGGATGAGCCTTTTCCACTTCATCAAAAAGAATCAGTGAAAATGGATTATTTCTGACGAATTCAGACAAAAGACCGCCCTCTTCATAGCCTACATAGCCTGCAGTTGCACCTATTAATTTGGATATTGAATTTTTATCCACATACTCGGCCATGTCTATTTGTAAGAACGAATTAGATTTATTATAGAATTTTTCTGCTATAACTTTTGCAGTATATGTTTTCCCAACGCCCGTAGATCCAATGAATAAAAAATTAGCTATTGTTTTCCGATTTTTCTTGATGCCAGCTTTTGCACAGAGAAGAACTTCGTAAATTTTATTTATAACTTCTGTTTGATCAAAGATTTTTGATTCAATTTCATCTTTGAGGGAAAGAAAATTGTCATTGCATTCGGATTTAATTTTATCTACATCTAATCCACTGATCTTGGAAAAGATTTCTAAAATATGATTTTCGTTAATATTAAAAATTGAATTGGCTGTTTTTTTAAGCCAAGCATTTCTTTTGGTTAGGAAATTTTTTAACATTTTTTCGCATTTATCTTTGTTTTCATTTAAAGATAAATCGAACTTTTCCATTGAATTTAAAATCTCGTCTTCTTTATTTTTAAGATTTTTAGGAACTTCAAACTTTTGAATTTTACCTTTAGCACCAATTCTATCCAATATATCAAACGCCTTATCTGGAAATTTTCTATATGGCATATATTTTTCAGACAATGTAATTATCTTGTCAATGACTGAATCATCATAAGTGACACCATGAAATGTTTCATAAGAGTCTTTTGCCTTTCTGAGAATTTCAAATGTCTGTTTTTTATTTGGCTCTTCAATATTAATAACTTGAAACCTTCTATTTAAAGCAGAATCTTTTTCAAAATATTTTTTATATTCTGCTTGGGTTGTCGCTCCTATGCATTTGATTTCGCCTCTTGCGAGTGCAGGCTTAATCATGTTAGCTAAATCTAGAGAACCCTCAGTGGAGCCAGCCCCTACTATTGAATGAATTTCATCTATGAACAAAATAGACTGTCTATCTTCTTTAAGTTCTTCAATAAGACCTTTAAATCTTTCTTCAAATTGCCCTCTATATTTTGTGCCAGCAACCATCAATCCAAGATCCAATGAGTAAATTTTGTATCCAGAAAAGAAAATTGGACAATCATTCGCATTGATTATCTGAGCTAACGCTTCTACAATTGCTGTTTTGCCTACTCCAGCTTCCCCAACTAATATTGCATTATTTTTAATTTTGCAAGATAGGATTTCTATCAATTTTGAAATTTCTTCATCCCTGCCTTCAATTTTAGATTCGTACTTTGAAACTGATTCATTTAAGTTGTGGCAATATTTAGTACAAAACATTTTTTCAGCTTTTTCTTCTGAAGAATTTTCATTGCCTTCTGTTTTACTGTCTGTTGAAGATTTTTCATTTGGGTCTAAAAGCCCAATTATAGCTTCTGCAACTTGATCTAATGGAAATTCCTTAAAAATTAAAAATTTATTAATTATAGGGTCATTTTTAAGTATTGAATAAGTTAAATGCTCAATGCCTATAAATTCATGACCTAAACTTTTAGATAGTTTAAAAGACGCCCTCAATGCATCTTCAATGTCTGAACTCCACCAATCTTCATTATTTTCTTTTAGAAAAAGATTTGGTTCAGCTATTGGAAGTTCCAACAATAATGATTTTTTTAACCCATCATTGTTTATTTTAAAATTTGAAAAAACTGCTTTTATTGGTAGAGATGCATGATCTATTATAGCACATAATATATGAGCATTATTTATTTTCTTATGTTTGTATTTATTGCCTATCTCTATAGCTGACTCAATAACCTTCTTGACTCTAGGAACAAGATTATATTTTTCCATCTCCATATTTTACACTATTTCAATTCAGACAATTTCATATAAATCTTTTCATCCAAGATAAAAAGATTGTCCAAGAACATTGTATCATTTGATTTCCGTCCTGTCAATACAACTACGCTATCCTCTTTTGGAATCTTTCCCCCATTCTCAAAATACTGGGTCATTTTATTGTCTCTGCCATCCATTAACATACCAGTAATTGACCCCAATTCATCCTGAAGATTTATTTTTAAATATTTATTTTGATTTCGACTAGTTCTCTTTTCAGCTTCTGAAACCCAACCCACAACCCTAATGTTTGAATTGTTTTCAGTAGCTCTGAATTCTAAACTGCTAGTAAATCTTTTATCGTCAGAATCCTTAAATATGTCTCTAATGTTATAGGAATAACTGTAACCAAGAAGCTTTTTCTCAAAAAACCAATTTGCAAATTTATGATGTTTGATGTTTTTCTCATAGATCTCTTTGTATGGTTCATATTTTTTCTTAAACGTCTCAAATCTTTTGGGAGTCATAATTTTTTTATTATCATCTCCAATCATGTCTTTTGAAACAACATCTTTTATGGAATTAAGGATGTCATAATTATACTTTGAGCCAACGTTGACAAACTGTATTTTTTCTCTATCCGTTAAAATATTGAATGTCTGAGCCTCTAAAACAAGCCTACATCTATCTGTGGAAAGGCTATCTAAGGCTCCAGCTTGAATTAGTGCAGACAATGCTCCTATGTTTAAGCCAGACTCTTTTGCGGCAATAAATAAATCATATTTATTTGAAAAACTGTTCTGTCTAAAATCAATCAGTGACTCTAGTACTTTTGTAGATATTCCCTTGATTGAGTTTAAGCCATATCTTATATCACGATTTTCAATTTTAAAATCAGAATCAGACTTAATTAAATCTGGTGCAAGCAGCCTCATATCGAAATAAATAAGTTCTTTTGAGATCTTAGATATTTCTTCGTGCGGATCTGGTTCGTACTGAGTTGACTTAAGAAGGCTTAAAAAGAACTCTTTTGGATAATTGAATTTAAGATAAACAGTCCAAGCAGCAAGAATTGCATATGAAATACTATGCGATTTATTAAAACTATAATTGGCGCTGTCTTCTGCAACCTTCCAAAGAACATTGCCAATTTCTTCTGTCAAATTGTTTTCTTTTATTTTATCTTCAATTTTTTGTTTCCAAGCTTCGATTTGATCGACTTTCTTTTTACCCACAATTCTTCTCAATTGTTCAGACTCATCCAATGTAAAACCAACCTTGACGGCCATTTTCATCAACTGTTCTTGATACAGTGGAATCCCTCCAGTGTAGGAAAGTTCTTCGTCAAAGAATGGATTAACGCTTTGAAAGTTTCCGCTTTCAATATAAGTCGCATAATTTTGCAAAAATTCCAAAGCTCCTGGTCGCGCAATCGCAACCACTGCAGATAGTTCTTCAAGACTTCTTGGTTTGACTTTTTGACAAACTCTAAAGTTTGTATCCGCTTCAATCTGAAATAATCCTTGTGGATTTTGAAGATCTTTTAAATGATCATAAATTAAATTTGAAGATAGATCAATATCCATCAAATTTACTCCAGTTTGTTTGCAGACATCTTGCAATACGGATAAGGTTCTTAATCCAAGAATATCAAATTTAACCGTCAATTCTGATACGTTGTTCATATCGTATCCAGAAACCAAATCGCCATCTCCAGTTTTTTGAACTGGCATTAAATCTGTAAGTTCGTCATGTGAGATTGCGATACCTGAGGGATGCACCCCAGTATTTTTATTTAAGTTCTCAAGCTTTCTTGCTACAGCATAAACCGTTGGGTATGCATTACAGAATTCTCTAAACTTATCGCTATCTTGAAACGCTTGAGTAAGTGGAGCGACTTTCCCGAATTTCTTGGGAATAGATTCACTGACTTCATTAACTTTTGATTCTTCTAATTCTCCAACGATTTTGCCACATTCTTTAATACAGAGCTTTCCGCTCAATGTATTCATCGTAAGAATTTTGCACGTTTTACCTTTAAATTTGTTTTCGATATAAGCAATGACTTCCTTTCTTCTTTCATAACTAATATCGTTATCCACATCTGCAAGCAGAGACCCATCAAGAAAAGTAACACCATTATCAACAATTTTTCTTGCTCGGCTTTTGGAAACAAATCTTTCAAAAAATAATCCATATTTAATTGGGTCTACTTTTGTTACACCAATAAGATATAAAATTAAACTTCCTGCTGCACTGCCTCGTCCAGCACCAGTAGGAATTTCATTCTCATGACAATAATTTAAAATATCCCAGTTTAGTAGGATATAATCAATAAATCCAAGTTCTTCAAGAATAGTTAATTCTGTTTTTGCTCTATCGTAATATTCTTGCTTATTTTCAAATGAATCAATTTTTTTATCTTTAACTCCTTTAAATGCTAGTCGTCTCAAAAAGTCATAATTTGATATTGAGTTTGGCGCACTCAACATCTTGTAATATTTATCTTCAATTTTAATTTTTGGAAGAAGAACCCCAGCGGCAGTTGGGCTTTGATATTTTTGAAAGTCTGAAAACATTTAAATGTTAATTTCTTGTATTTGTTTTAAGAAGATCTTGAATGTCATTTCAATATCGTAAAGAGCATTATGTAATTTTAATGGATCATGCTCAATCTCATACTGCTTTAATAGAGCAGCTTGACTTGTTTTAATCTTTTTATCCCGATGGGAAATGTATTTATACTGAGTTAGAATGTCACTTTTGTCAATATCTTTATTTCCCATAGCAATAGACATTGCCAATGCCCTAGTATCTAAAATCCTATGAACGTAAGAGTAATCTGGATCTAAGTCGCAGCATTTTCTTAATACGTTTAAGATATAAACGTCAAAATTAAGTAAGTTTTGTCCGACAATAATATAACTTGGATCGGTTATAACTGACCATAAATCTTTTAAAACTTTTAATGGATCTTCTGCTTTGGATTCATAATCGAATTGATTGAATCCAGTTATTCTTGCGGCATCTGGACTGACGTTCAGATCGGACCATTTAACAAATCTATCGTTTTTAGATTTGATAGTTTTTCCTTGAGCCGTAATCCAAGAAATCTGCCAAGGTCTTGAGGAAACTAAATTAAGACCTTCGGTTTCAGTATCGAGGATTAAATACTTTTGATTAAATTTAAACCGTAGCAGGTCTTCCATATTTTTCACTTTCTTTTAAAAAGCTTTCCCAGCAAAATTCATCAGATCCAAAATGATTTAAATTTGGACTCGATAAAGACGACTCTTTTCCAAACGATCTATTGGTCAGACACTTGTAAGTTTGAAATGCAAAAACATCCTTTTTGCTCTTATAAAGAATTGTTTTTACTAAAACTGGATCTTTTGTTATTGAGTTTACTTGTCTTTCCAGCAGCGAATCAAAAGGTAGATGATTACGCTCGATGAAATAATGTGGCCTAGTGAAAACAAAATTAGGCAAACAAGTTCCAAATCCAAAGCTGTTGTTATGGATGTAAGAATCATAAAATGGAATTGCTAATTTTAAAGAACTATCATCCCATAGCTCCTGTAGTATTTTACAGTCAATATATCCAGAATGGTCGCAAAATGCTTTTGAATAAATTTTATTTAATAATTTGCATCCATTGTCGTTTTTTGCAAAAATAATAATCTTGTGTTTTGATTGCTCTTTCTTTTCATCAAGAACATCATTGCAACAATTCATTCTTAATCCATAGATTAAATGTATGCCCATATTCTTGGTGGCTTTATGAGCTTCCAAGAAGCCAATCATCGAGTCTTCAACTAAAACAAGTTGAGTTAAATTATTCTCTTTGGCAATCTGCAAGATTGAATCTGCCGCATCTTCATCTGGACAAGATTCTGGAGTATCTAACGTCAATATGCTCTTGCCTATAGAGAAGTTTGACTTAAAGATTGGTATCATAGAGGCATTATGAATGACGAATCTTAAATGTCAACGTTTTTTGTGAGCTGGACATCCTTCGTATTTAAAAAGAAAAAATTCATGATCTGGATATTTTTTTTCGTATTCTTTTTTTTCTTTAGTGAAACAAGAGTCTATAATTTTCCCGTCTTTTTTAATTTGATAAAAATCAAAAGCAAATTTAGCTGGACAGAACCATTTGGGAGATCCATCCACTTTCTTTTCATCGGCAGATTTTGCATAACCGCATAGCAAGGGTCCGCCAAAAGAATTATCCTTTGGAAAGTCAGCTTTAGCTGCAAAATTTTTCATTGCAACTTTTTCATTAAAATTATCAAGATATTTTTGTATTGAAGTTAATTGATGTTCAAATCCCCTAAGCTCTTCATCTGAAACTGGAGGCATTTTTATTACCCCTTTTTCTGGAGAGAATTTCAAAAAAACAAATTCACTATAGATCTTTTTAAGCTTTGGAAAAAGCTTTTTGACTGCAAGGGTATACATTAAATCTTGCAAATTATCGTCCAGATCTTTTCCTTTAAATACGTCCTTGCTTGATTTAAAGTCTCTAATAATAGCTTTTTCATTTTTAATAAAAAGTTTGTCTATAAACCCTTTTGTTTTATAGGAGACTTGTCCGTCATTGACATCGAAATCAAAATCTCTTTCGGAAAAAGATTCATCTATATCTCCCATTGATTGTCCAAAAAAATCGTAATTTAATCCATTTAGTGTCATTTTCTTGATTAAATCAAGATTTTCTGGATCGTCAACATTAGAGCTTTTTGCTTCTGTTAGGATGAGTTTTTTAACTTTAGCACTCGCAAAGACATCTTGTTTTTCTATGATTTTTTCATAGTTCTTTTTTTCTTTAGCGTCTCCAAGTAATTCAAAAACTAAATGGCATATAGTTCCTCTTTTTGCTCCATCATTACTTTTATCTGGAGCTTTAAGAACATACTTAAACCAGTAAAGCCAGCTGCACGATTGAGCGGTTTTTATTCTACTTGCAGATAGCGTTACTCGTTCAGACATTTTTTATAAAATTTAACTAATTTTGTTTTATTGAATTCGCTTTCGTTCTTTTTGATAAAGCTTAGAATGTCTTCAATAGTTAGTGATTCATTATTATTCCACTGATTGAATAAAAATTTATCTTTTGAATTTTGCATTTCTCCAAAGTCATTCAACAAAGGAGGTTTAATTTTTAGAATATGAAGATCGAAATAAGATGACAATTTAATAAAAGCTTTGATGGAAGAAATCAAGCCCCTATTTTTTTCACTAGAAGAGTCGTTATTATTTGATATATAAATACATTTGAGATTCTTAGAAATCAAGAAATTGATTAAAGCGTTACTGCAATCCAAGCCAAACATTACAAGATTATTATGATAGCCATTTTGAGATAACGCCATGCTGTCTCCAATACTTTCCACAAGAATGACTTCGTCATTTATCTCTGGAAAGTCTGGAATACATGCAGGATAAACCCAATTATTTTTGGAACCAATATGCTTCCATTTTGGAACATCTTTATCTTCATCGACTTTTCTTCCGCTAAATCCACAAATTTGTTTGTCAAAATTATAAATTGGAAAAACAATCCTCCTATACATTCTGCCAGCAGAAGCTAAACCGCACTTATACATTGACTGAACTGACTGAGAAATACCTCTTTTTTCGTAAAAGGCATAGTTGGGAAAAAGTTTTTTTAAACATTCTTCTGGATATATTTTTTCCATTTCTAATTTTTCTTTTGGTTCCTCCGCCTTATAGTCAGCATAATCTTCTACGTATTTTTTGATTATTGAATAATCAGTAGTGTTTAAGGTTAATTCAACAAGTTTCTTGAAAGGCGTTGGGCCTTTGTTTGCTACAAAATCTTTCCATACGCCAGTGTCCTTATATATCATTACGGAGGTTGGATTATCTCCACCTCTATACATAGCCTTAGTTCTCCAATGATTGCCGAAATCTGAGAGTTCGTAACCCAGTTCGACCAAGGATGAATAAATTCTAGAGTTCATTGAAATCTGGTACTAGTCTGCCGCTAAATTCTGAATCATCTAAATCTTCTCTACCATTCAAAAATTGAACAACGTCTCTCAAATCTCCCTTTTCAGTTATTGCAAAATTTTTAAATTCTAGATTAATAAAATTATTTCTTAAGGTGTCACCAACTAAAACTGGTTCTAACGCACCAACTAAATCGGAACCCAAATGCCTTGCTTTGATATTAATTAGTTTGTGGGTTCCAAATTGGCTTGCTTCTTGCTGAATCTCATCTGTTGTTTTCTTTCTCAAGATGAACATGTGAGAACAAAACTGAATAATCCTGTCTGATAGCGAGACAATGCTTTCATCGTCTACAATGTTTTGAGAGTTTCTATTATTTGTGATTCCACTACGATTGCTTTGAACTGATGTAATCATTGGAATAATTGGCTTTCCATCAATCAGCATTTCTTTTTGAATGCATTTCTTGAACTTATCAACCATTTCTCCGACTACTTGCCACTCGTTCTTGTCGCTTTTTTCTGAAGTTGTTTTAATGTAATCAAAACTAAAAATCATCTTATTCCCCCTTCCGACTTGAGAGTAATAAAATCTTTTCAAAGTGTTAATCATTGAATCAACATCCATGCCACCAACATTGTAATAAAAGAACTTCATCTTCTTTACCTTTGGCCAAACTGATCTAACCTTTTCGACAACAGCTTCTCCGCACTGTCTCCATTGACCGCTCTCTAATAAATGCATTGGAACTCCAGATAATGCAGTACATTGCCGCATCATCAATTCTTCTCTACTCATTTCTCCATTGTCAAAGTGAAGAACTGGTATATCGTATTGCGCGGCTACCTTGGTAGAATAATCCATACAGAACTGAGTTTTACCAACTCCAGATCTTGCGACAATAACGGTTATATTACCTGGACGAAGTAGAGATCCATAGATATCGTTTACCTTCTTATGTGGTCCCATTAAACCAAACTCTTTGATTGGATTATTACCCCTGTCCTCAATGACTGATTCCATATCTTCGTAGATATTCTCTGGAACGTCAGCCCCTATCTCATAGTGGTTTATTTTAGAATTGTAAATTTTATCTGCAGTATTAACAATATCCAGATAAGAACTTTCTGGAGCCATCGTTTTCATCTTCCTGCCAACATCTACAGAAGATTCATATATCTCTCTGCGAATTGTATACTTCTTGAGTTCTTTTGCGGCTTTAACTGTACTTGATTCAGAAACCTTCCTCATTCCCAAGGATCGAATATAATCAGCTACATTAATATTATCCTCAAAAGATAAACCCAAAGATTGAATTCTTTGGGCAATAATCACATCATCAACGTCTTCGGCATTTTCAATTGCCTGTTTAATGACGGTAAAAATGGTCTTATTTAAAACCGAATCCTCAGAATAAAAATCCCTTTCACTGACGAAAGAACAAATGTCAATGAAAGAGTTGGGATTTTTAATCAAGCCAGCTAAAAGCTGTTTTTCTAGTTCGTAAGAATAGATCATGCTGGATGATAGCACGGTCTGACTACTTGTCAATCATCTTCTTCCTCTTCTTCGCCATCATTACCTTCAAATGCATCTCCTTGGAATTCAATTCTATGAAGATCTGAATTATCATTCATAAAAATTTCCATAAATTTGGTCAAAGCAAATTCTGTAGCTTGACAATCAAACTTTTGTTTGATTTGGCCACTTCCCTCTTCATCTATATAACAAATAATGTATCCTTTATTTTTGTTTTCTGATCCAGTTAACTCGTACAAAGTATCCAAAAAATTTTCTGGAATTTCAAACTTGTTGAATTTTACCTTTTTTTTGGCCATATTTTTGTTTACACTATAAATAGACCCCAAGATTTTCAAAAAATTCTTTGTTCAATTCGTCATTTGGAAAAATCTCTACAAGCTGAATTTCATTCAATTCACAAAATTCTATCTTTTTTACATCTCTTTTTATTTGTTTTAAATAACTTCCTCTAGTATTGTGAAAAAATGGAACAAATTTAAAGTGCTGTTCTCCTTGAACTTCTATTGCTATTTTTTTATTTGCATTATAAAAGTCCAAAGATAGTCTTGTTCCAGCCACTCTCATTTCCTCAAAAACCACATCTCCTTGCCAGTAACTTTTTAAGAAAATTTTGACTTTTTGTTGCAATTTGCTTTTACTTTTGGCATCCCATTTTATTAAAGAATTCTTTAAATTTTTTACAACTCTGTCTTTTCCATCAAGCGTTTTGAATTTCATTGATGGAATTTTTAAAGTAATTAATCAAAAATTTACAAAGATTAGAGTTATCTTCAATAAATTTAAATAAACCTTTTTCACCAGAGAAGTTTTCTGGTATTTCTATACCAGTATCTTTGACTAATTCTATAAAATCCTCTGAAGGTTTAACCCACGCTCCACTTCTTACCATAAATTCCCAAGCATATAGAAGATCTACGATTTCTTTTTCAATCCAAATTGAATTACCATTTTTTCTTCCATATCTAATTGGATACGGAATTGTTAAGTTTGTTTTTTCATTTGGAGATTTTTTAACAGTAACTTTTGCCCAATGTCCAATTGGGGGATTTTTTTCAAGGTCTATTTTTTTATTACTAGGATCTTGAAGGATCATGTCGCCATTAAATCTTGGTTCAAACTCTAAAATCCAATTTGCAAAATGCAATAAAGCATTGCCTCCAGTTGCAGTGGTTTGCCTAATTGGAGCTTTAGAATATGGATCTAACTTAATATCTGCTCGTACTTGCGATATAAAGACCGCCATATGCCCTCTCTTCGCTAAAGCGATAGACATGCGCTTCATAAAGTTGGCGGCGATTACAGCGCCTCCAGCGACTTTATTTGAATCTTCAAAAGTTTTGTCTAAATCACATTTAGAAATAAGTCCATCCACAGCATCAAGAAGAAAGTAATATTTAATACCTTCTTGATTGTTTGCAACCAAAGATCTCATTGCGTCTACAACAGTTTCGTAAATATTGCTTTCGAATACGAAACAAGTTCCAGCATTCCAATTTTCAGCATCAGAAACAAATGGAACTCCAGACCTTTCTTTCATTTCTGGAGAAAGCCTACCTTCAGCTTTAATGTAAAATCCTTTGGCATTTGGAATCGTTTTTAAAAAGTTCTTCATTACCTCAAGAGCTTGAGATGTTTTGCCACCCTCATTAATGCCGCAGAATCTATGAAGACCTGGACCAAAACCGCCATTCATATGAAGATCTAATTGAAGAGATCCGCTAGAGACCTTGTAATTAAAATCTTCTTCAAAATTGAAGTGACTGTCTTTGTTTGTCTTTAAGAAATTCGAAAGAATTTCGTTTGAAGTGATGATTTTTTCGTCTTTTTTAGCCATTTAGAAAGTCCCTAATTGTTTTAATTTTCTTTTTTACCGTTGAATCTTTGCCATGCTTGATGGCATCCACTTTATAAACCTCGTACTTAGAATAATCAATCTCGTAATTAAAATTTCTGAATTTTCTATCAAGTTCAATCTTGAACGCTTCGCATATGACAACAGCCATGCTATCAAATTTTTTAGCAAAATTAAGTTTAGAAACAAACTCTTCTGAATATCTTTCTATCAAAGAATTCAGCATCTTCATTTCGCGAGAATAAAAATCCCTAGATGCAGATCTAGGGATTTCTAAGAACTTCTTAAGCAAATTTCTTTTATTCAATTTTTTTGCCATAAGGCACTATATCACGATCTTAAATCGTTGTCTACCATTTTCTCAACTAATTTTTGAAACGATGTTTCTGGTTGCCATTTAAGTTCTTCTCTTGCTGGGGTTGAATCTCCAAGGAGTAAGTCAACTTCTGCGGGCCTATAAAATTGAGGATCTATTTCCATTAAAATGTTACTTTTAATATCTGAGACATCATGCGCATAATTTGGCACAATATATTTTTTATTTTGCCCATCTCCAATCCATTCGCCATCAATTTTTGCATGTTTAAATGCCAGTTCAACAAATTCTTTAATTGTATGAGTCTCATTTGAAGAGAGGACGTAGTCTTTGGGCTTTTCTTGATTTAGCATTAGCCATACTCCACGCACAAAATCTTCAGAATCGCTCCAATCTCTCTGAGAGAGAATATTTCCAAGCCTTAATGGTTCAAAAGTTTTTCCTTCTTTTATGGCTTTGTATATTCTTGCTACATTTTTTGTAATTTTTCTAGTCACGAATTCTTCTCCCCTACGAACGCCTTCATGATTGAATAAGATTCCTTGAACTGCAAAAATGTTATAAGATTCTCTATACACCTTTACCAAATGATGTGCAGTACATTTGGAAACCCCATATGGAGATCTTGGTTTAAACGGGTGCTTAATATCTTGTGGCGCGTAATCTACATCTCCAAATTGCTCTGAACTGCCAGCGTTATAAAATCTAGTTTCTGGTTTAATATTTTTGATTGCCTCAAGACAGTAAAGCACACCCATCGCATTCGTTTGCATGTGGTTAATTGGCATCTTCCAACTATTACCGACAAAAGAATTAGCTGCAAAATTAATAAAATAATCTGGATATATTTCGGCAAAAGTATTATTTATGCTTTCTGGATCTGTGATATCCATTTCAACAACTTTAAATCTTGGGCTTGATTTTAAATGTTGGATATTGCAATGATTGGGTACACTAAGTCTTCTGTGCGCACCGTAAACTTCAATATCTTCATATTTACATAAAAGATATTCTGCCATTAAACTGCCATCTTGGCCAGTTACGCCAGTAATTAAAACTTTTTTCATTTTATTTATTTTCTTATTACAAAAAGAATATCATCAAATCTATTTATCCTGCTCCTTAAATCTACATGTTGGATATTTTTTTTATAAATCTCTGGAACAAATTGATCAAGTGTTGATAAGTAATCATAATGTTGAATGTCCTCAATTATTAATACTCCTCCATCATTTAATTTAGGCAAATATATTTCCAAACATTTAACTTGAGTTTCTATAGTGTGAGGTCCATCGTCAATTATGATATCAAAATTTGGAAGCGAATTTGCTACCTTGTGATCGTAAGCGTTTTCAAAAACTTGCTTTACATTATTTAAATTTTTATATTGTTCAAGAATATTTAAATTTGTAATATCAAATCCATATATTTCAGCATTATTGAAGTATCTACTCCATAAATCTAAAGATCCACCATGATATATTCCAATTTCCAATAAATTTATTTTTTTATTTTGATATTTAGAAAATTCATTTTCGTAAAAATTTTCAATATAACTATGGACTGTATTTTTGTCAGTTCCAGTATCTTGATTGTTGAGTTCTGGATTTGCATTTAATATGCTTGTTAATGTTTTAGGCGTGCTCATTTTGTGATATTTTTTTTAAAAATTCTGCTTTCTTCTGAATTGCTGTATTAAAATCCATATCTAATGTAGAAAAATTACAAGCATGGTGAATAAATAAACCTTCATGGTTAAAGGCATGACTTGGAAATATTGCAGTTTTATCACTCAATTGCTTATAATTGTTTAGAAGCATGTTTTGAAAAATTGGCTGTTCTACAAAAAAATCATTATCTATTGCATATGATAAAATATCATTTATTATTTCCTTCATATATGAAGAATTTTTGCAAAAAAATACACCAGTATTAACATTCCAAAATTTGGTTTTATATTCTTGATTAGTTTCACAGACTAAAAATTCTTTATTTTGTTCTACTAAATTTGGAAAAAAATTAAGATCTAATTTGTCATTTAAAACAACTACATCAGAATCTAGTAAAAAAAACCAATCTGTACTAACATCTGTTTCAAGTAAGTTTTTCAAAATAAAAATTTTAGTCCAGTATTTTTTATTTTTAAAAGACATTTTCTCGGAAGAAAAAATATTTAGATTTTCGCAAAAACTTAAATACTTTATTTCGTATTTTTCAAAGTATTTTTTATTTATCGGTTCTACAATTTCTTGTATTGTTTTAAAATTTTCATCAAAACTAGAAAATGCAGTTATATTATATTTTTTCATATTAATCTTCGCACCACCACGTTAAAAATATATCTTGTTTTTCAATACAACACGGCCTGTCTATGCCATTCAATGGTCTTGGAAATTTATCCAAAAATGGAACAATATCGGTCATATCTTTTCTTAAAAAAGAAATCTCAAGACAAGTTGGAAGTTTTCCAGATTCATCAAAAACATCTGTATGATTATTTGCATGTAAGTGATAAATATAATAGTATTTATTCAGCAATTTGAAAGTTTCAAAATGCTCTTCTTTTAATTTTTCTAAATCATGGAACTCAACACAGAGTTGAGAAAAGTGAGAGAACCAATCTTCCCCGCAATTCAAAAATAATTCATATTCCGATCCTTCTATATCTATTTGAGCTAAAAGATTTTTTTTATTTTTGTGTTTGTTTTCTATTAAATGTTTTTTTGCGGCTGCGGAATCTACAAATTGTTTTTGAAAATAAAAATTTTCGTGATCTAAAACTGGTTTTTCTATGCTGCCATCGTACATAAATACTTTTTTCCCATTTTGAGCCATTTGTAAATCAAAAAAACATTGCTCTGGAATATATCCAATTCCGTAAGAATATACGTCATCACATTCAATTGTGAATTTTTCATAAAGTCCATATCCGCCATCTCTATATGGATTCCCAAATCTTCGCATTTGAAACGGAAAATAATATGGTTTCAATTCGTTTAAAATTTTATTTATCATTATATTTAATTAATAAAGAATCCCAATCTACATAATTTGAATAAGTGCCAGTGTGTAGATGCGTTACAACGCCTGGAAGAGGAGAGAAACACAACGCTTGATCTCCAAAAATTTTAGAAAAAATCCCATCATCTCCAACGCCCACACAAGCTTCATTAAAGTGGTTATAAAATTTTTTAAATGTTTTAGCTAAAAACATCATTGTAAAGGTTGTTGAACTGACTTCTCTCCAATATCCACTTTTGGTTTGAAAAATATAAGATTTTTTTGGCTTTCTATATTGATCTGGATAGTCCGAGGGATGAATGAACCAAGGAAAATTAAACTGTTTAGAAAATTCTAAAAAATCAAAAACTCTATGAAAATTTTCTGAGTCATGCAAATAGTCGTCTTCAACCATGTATACAAAATCGTCATCATTAAACGAAATTGCAATTTCGGCGCATTTAATTAGACTACCTAGTCCACCAAGTTTTTCAGTTGAATTTTTTGAATATTTTGGGTTTAATTCATTTAATAAAAATGACCAAAGCTCTTCAGAAACCATGTCCCCAATTAAATAAAATTCATGTTTAGTTTTTTTTAAACTGTCTTTTAAGGATTTTGCACAAGCTTTAATTACTTGTGATTTGGACATTCCGTTTGGTCTTGGATTTTCACTTCCATCCAACCCCTTATGCAAGCTATTTATAGCGTCACATACTCTATATATTATCTTGATCACTCAGATAATAATCTATTCTTCAATAATTTCTACGGAAGCTAAAGAAGGGTCGAGTTTTAATAATTCTTCTTGAGAAAATTCTTCTTCTCCATCCCATTCATATTCATCAGCTTGAGCTTTTTTCCAAGCTTCTGGATCTGGGCGATCTTTATCGCCTAGTTTTGCGGGTTTGTATTTTTTACCCATTCTTTTTTTCTTTTCTCTGATATTGTCCCAAAGTCCTTTTTTGGCACCCTCGATATCAATTAAATCTTCAATATCTGTTTCTCTGCAACCACATTCACATTCTTCCGAAGAAGTCATTTTGCTTACTGGAGTTTTACTCCACATTTTACATGACCAATAATTAGCTTTCCATTTAGGTCCAGGGTTATCGCAGCCATGTCTTGATCTATACGCTTTTCTGCGATCTGGATCGTCACGTTTAATACTCATGTTTGGATCACCAAACTTAACCATTACAACGTTACCTTTATCGTTTTTAACGTAAACTCCAAATTTCTTTTTTGATCCTGAAGGAAGTCTAAACGGCTTGTTTAGTGTCTTACTTTTTTTTTTATCTTCAGCTGAAGATAATTCAAATTCTGAATCTGAAAATCCAGCTTCTATGCAGCATAATTTAGCTAATTGAAATTCAATATCCTGAAAATCTGAAAATTCATAGTTTTCAGATAAATCTTGATTATTTAAAATGTCGCTGTCTGCCTTTGCATATGAAGCTTTTACGTTTTGACCAGATGCCATTTTTAAAAATAAATTTACTCTAGCAAATGCCCATTCATCTTCCGACTTTCCAGGTCTAAAAATTTTAGCTGATTCTTCTAAACCTCTTGCGTAAACCTTGAGCAGTTGATCCAACGAAACCAAAAATGGATTATTTCTGCCATTATGAGCGGAAACTTTCTTCATCAAAAATGCAACTATTTTATTCTTTTTGCGAGATTTTGCTTCATCTTCTTCCATCTCTCCCTCTTCCTCGGAGTCCTCGGCTTCTTCTTCGTCGCTATCTTCCTCTTCCTCGCACTCGCATTCAGACATTGATTTATTGCATTCGGAACATGTTTTTTCAATTTTGTCCTCGGCAGTAATAGTAGAATTAACTGCAGCCAAGTCTTTTGACTTTAAAAGTTCTTTAATTTTTTCAGAAAAATCGAGTTCCATTTGTTCATTAATTACACAAAGAAATTAATTTTTTGAAAAAAAATTATCCTTCGCAAGATTTACATCCAAGTATGGATCTGGCTAATTCCTGTGCTGGATTAGCGCTTCTTTGATAATAAAGAGACTTTATCCCTTGCTCCCAAGCAAAGATCATTAAATCACTTACGTCTTTTGGCTTCGTGTCTGGAGGAATATGAATATTTAAACTTTGTCCTTGGTCAATATGTTTTTGTCTTTGAGCCGCTTGAATGATTATTTCCTTCTGGGAAATTTCACCAAACGTTTTAAATACATCTTTTTGATCTTGGGTCAAGAAATCAAGGTGCTGAACACTTCCAGCTTTTTGAAGAATAGAATCCCAAACTTCTGGCGTATCTTTTTCTATCGATGCAAGAAATTTTTTAAGGCTTGGATTTTTGTAAGTTGATCTTGTTTTTGCTAAATCTTTAATAAAATAATTATCTTTCAATGGTTCTATGCTTGGAGAAACTTGTCCCAAAATAAATGAACTTGAAACAGTTGGGGCTACAGCAAGCAGCGTGGTATTCCTCCTTCCATAGCCCTTTAATAAATCTGGCTCACCAATAATGTCAGCTAAAAGTTTGCTTGCCTGCAAAGCTTTTTCTTTTATAATTTTCCATATCTGAGAGTTAAGCATTTTTGCTTCAAACGATTCAAATGCAATCATATGATCTTGAAGATATGTACTCCAACCTAATCCACCAAGTCCCAAGGCTCTATGTCGGATAGAAAAATTTCTAGCTGCCTCCATATATTTCATGCCTTTCGTTTTATTAATAAATTCAGTCATTACTGTATCAAGGAAGTAAATCATTACTTCGACAGCATCGGTATCTTTCCATTCATCCCATTTAGCTAAATTCATGGAAGACAAACAGCATACAAAAGATTCCTCTTCATTATTTGGAAGCATTATTTCTGAACAAAGATTGCTATGCTTTATTTTTAAATTTTTATCTTTATAAACGTCTGGAGCTTGATTATTTGCATTGTCAGAAAAAAAGATATAAGGATAACCGCTGGCATATTTTTTCTTAATAACTTTTCCCCATAAGGATCTTTTCTCCTTGTCTCCAGCTGTCATTGCTTTCATCCATTCATCAGAAATGCAAACTCCTATTGAAATATCTTGAACTATAGAACCTTCATCTTTAATTCTTAAAAATTCTTCAATATCTGGATGTTCAATTGGAAGATAAGCAGCAAAACTTCCTCTTCTTGTGTTGCCTTGCGATATGACATTTGTGTTCGTTTCGAACATTTTCATGAAGTGAACTGATCCAGACGTTTCACCTCCGCTTGAAATTTTTGCACCCCTTGGCCTTAAGTTGCCAAAATAACCGCTTGTTCCGCCTCCCATTTGAGACATCTTCCCAACCTCCGCCGCCTTTCCCAAAATGCTATCCATTGTGTCTTCGACAAAAGAACCAAAACAAGAAATCGGAAGTCCTCTTTTTCTGCCATAGTTAGACCATACTGGAGAACTTAAAGAATAAAAGCCGTTTTTTAAATGGGTCAAAAATTTTTCCTTAAACTCTATTTCTGGTAAATAATTTTGAGCTGTTTCGGCAATTTCTTCAATTCTCTCCTCTGCACTCTCCCCTTCTAACAAATAACCTTTACTTAAAAAATTGCGTGATTCTTTATTTAACCAGTATATATTTGACATATTAAAATAGATCTTCTTCGGAAAATGATTGACTATTCTTGGAGTATTCTGTTGGCCTTTTTTTAAAAAAATCTGTCAATGTGTTCGCTAAAAGCTCTTCTTTAAACCAAGATGTCTTTTCTAGAAGACTACTATCTAGACGAAAAATTTGCTTAAATCCTATTTCTTTTAAAGAATCATTTATTCTTGATTTTACAAATTCCTTTAAAATGTCCGCGCTTAAATTTTCTTCTTTGATTCCATTTACCATCCAATCGATAATTTTTGATTCTGCAATGAAAGCTTGTTCTGCTTCTTCTAAGATTTTCATCTCCAAGTCATGATCAAAAAGTTCTGGATACTCTTCTCTTATCGTGTTTACTAGCTTCATGCCGACCATAGCATGAATCGTTTCTTCGTTTCTTGTATATTTAACTTGCGTGTCAGTGTCTGGCAAAACGTTCCTAAATCTATTAAACCAATTTATTACGTAAAATTGAGAAAATAAAGAAACGTTTTCTACAAACAAGGTGAATAAAATTAAAGCATAAAGATATTGTTTTTTGGAGTCTTTATAGAACTTATGAGTGTACTTTTTTAAGTATTTTACTCTGCCTTGAATCCATTCAAGCTTTAAATTTTGCTCAAACACTTCTTCCAATCCAAGAACAGAGAGTAGTCTTTCATAAGCATCGTTGTGAATAACTTCTACATTTGCCATCACGTATCCTAAATCGGCGAGGGATGGATGCGGTAAGTTCTCTCCAAGCTTTGCCCAGAAAGTTTTTACGGCTACTTCTATTTGACCAATGGCAGATAAAGTGCGAACAACAATTTCTTTTTCCTTGTCGTTTAAATTTGTTTTAAAGTCTTGAATATCAGCAACAAAAGTAAAAACTTTATCTGTCCAAAAACCGTTATGCATAGCTTGTTTGGCCTCTTCTGCCCAAGGATAAAAATTTGGTTTTCTAGAAATTTGTTCATTGAATATCATAGGTATAGGAAATCTTACACAAAAGTGGCGACAGGTCAATAGCGTTTTAACGAAAAGTGAATTTTTAAAAAATAATGCTTGACAAAATCAAAAAAGCGTCTTTATAATTTAAAGACTTCGAAGGAAAGTTTCTTTCGTCGCTTCGCTCCGAACGATTTCCACTTCGTGAAAATCGTAAATTTAATTTGACTTTCTTTACAAGAGTGTTATTCTTAAGTGTGATTAGAAAAATTACAGAGGGAATGTATTTCTTTTTGTGCCAAACCGCAGATTGGCAAACGGTAGTTCTTGCAGAGGATGAATCATCAGCTGCCACAAAAAGCATGGAAGAAGCAATGCGTAATGATGAGAAAAGAGGATTGGCAGCTTTAATTTTAGTTAAAAAAATTACAGAAGATTTAACAAACAAAGTTTTTGAAAGCCAAACGTTTTTTACTCCTATGATTTTAGCCGACGCTGGATTTCATAATGAGGCATTAAAATTAATTGATTTTTTAGAAAAAAAAGAAAATGAACAATAACAAAAACAAAATTTTTCTCAAAAAAGATTTCAAACTACAACCGAAAACTTGGCCAAGAGATATTGGTTTTGATGTTAAGGCCATAAAGGAACCTGAAATCTGTGGATCAAAATATATTGATGGTTTATATTCCAGCGTTGATTATATTGAATATGACACTGGAGTTTGTTTAGACACAATTCAAAGAAATACTGAAGAAGATATTTTTACTCTTGTATTTCCAAGATCCAGCATAAGTAAAAAGAATTTAACTTTAGCTAATTCTATTGGTCTTATAGATCCAGAATGGAGGGATTCTGTAAAATGCCGATTTAAATATGTAGCTCAACCAGAAGATTTTGTTTTCCTTGAAGGCAAATGCTATATACGTTTAAACATGGAAAAAATTTACAAAATTGGAGATAAAATTTGTCAGTTTGTTTTCTTGAAAAATGAAACTATAGAAATTCAATACGTAGATCAGTTAGCTGAATCTGGTAGAGGTGGATTTGGTAGTACTGGAGATTAATATGATAATAGGAATTTCTGGTTACGCAAGAAGTGGAAAAGATACTTTTGGACTTTCCCTTCAAAGAATTTTAAAAACTTACAAAATAGAATGTACTCTAGATGCATTTGCAAATGTCTTAAAAGAAGATTTAGAACCATTTCTTTTAGATAAATTTAAAATTTCAGCATTTACAAAAAATGATGCGGAAAAATTCTTGATAAGACCAATGCTTGTTGCTTACGGTGAATCCAAAAGAAATCAAGACCAAGATTATTGGATAAATCAAATTAAAGAAAAATCAAAAAATAAACTAACAATCATAACAGATGTTCGTTATGAAAACGAAGCAAAATGGATTATTAATAGTGGTGGATTTTTAATACATTTAAATCGTCAAAAGAGTGATGGTTCATATATAGAAGCTCCAAATCCTCAAGAAGCTAAAAACAACCCTAAAGTTGCAGAATTAGCTTCTTTAAAAATAGTTTGGCAAACTGTAGAAAATAATGGAGTTGTAGACGAAGAAACGATAGATAAAATTGTTGAGTCTTTTATTTGCAGTTGTGACGACCTAACGGAAAAACTGCAATCATGGAAAACGACATAGATTTAATAGAAAAAGTAAAAAAAGAAAACGATCAAAATAGTTTGACAAAACTAATCGAAAGGCATTCTGGCATTTATTTAGAAATGGTAAATTCTGTAATACCAAATAATTGCACTTTTTTAGATAAAAATGATTTGATTGAAGATAAAGACTATTCAATTTACAAAGCAATTCTTGCTTTTGATCCAAATAAAAAAGCTAAATTTTCAACTTATCTTGGCAATGAAACAAGATGGAAATGTTTAAATCTTTTTAATAGAGGAGTTAAATATCAATACGTAGATATTGAAGAGTATAAAGAAGATGGAAAATTTTCAGAATCAGATAAAGTTGAAAAAATTTCTTGCAATGAGATTTTGGATAAGATATTTTCTATAGCGTCTTCTCATCCAGATAAAAGAGTTTTCAAAATTATTAATTTAAGATACAATGTCGGAAGCGGAAATAAATTAATGTCTTGGAAAAATGTCGCTAAAGAAGTAAACGTCAGTATACAAGGATGTATAAATATTCACAATAGATTCTTGGAAGAAATAAAAAAAGAAATAAATTATGTATAATAAAGTAGTATTAATAGGAAATGTAGTTAAAGATGTCGAAACAAAAGAAGTTGGCTCTTCTTCCGTTTCAAGAATTAGATTAGCAGTGGACGACCCATTTAGGGAGAAAAATACCGTTTATATTGATTGTGAAGCTTGGGGCGATCAAGCTTCATTCGCCCAAAAGTGGTTAAAAAAAGGATCTGGAATTATTGTTGATGGCAGATTGTGTATGGACTCTTGGGAGAAAGACGGTAAAAAGGAAAGTAAAATTTTCGTAAAAGCTCAAGAAATTAGATTTTCAAACGTTGGACCTAAATCTGAAAAATCAGACCAAGAGCCAGCAAAGCAAAACAAGGCCACCAAAAGTAAAAGTGTAGAAGAAGATTCAGAAGTACCATTTTAATTATGGATTTAATAGTAGAAGCACCACTTAATTCACTAAGTTTTGGAAATGTCTCTTACAACATATTAAGAGAATTGTTTAAAGCTGGCAAACAAATTGCCTATTTTCCAATAGGTGATCCAGATTTATCCGCAATGCAGCCAAGCCAAGAGTTTATGCAATGGCTTAATGAAGCTGCAAATCGAAGATATGAAGCTTTAAATAAAAATTTAAAAACTTTAAAGCTATGGCATCTAAACGGATCTGATTCATTGAGGTCCAGAGAACAATATCTTTTGACTTTCTACGAAAGTAATAAGCCTACCGAAATTGAAAAAAATATTGCTAACTTGCAAGACAAAACAATTTTCTCATCAAAACATGCTTCAGATTTATTTGGAACTCAAGATACTTTTAAGTTGGGATTTGACGAAGACTTTCACATAACTGGAAAAAAATATTTAGAGAACGTAATTCATTTTGGAATTTTTGGTAAATTTGAAAAAAGAAAACATACTGAAAAACTAATCAAGACATGGTTGAAAAAATATGGAAACAATAATAAGTATTTACTTTCTTGTTGTGTAACAAATCCATTTATCAAGCCAGAGCAAATGCAGCAAATTATTGGTGCATGCTTAGAAGGAAAACATTACTCAAATATAAATTTTATTCCTTGGTTAAAAACTAACAGAGAAATGAATGAAGTTCTTAATGCTATTGATATTGATCTAACTGGCATGAGTGGAGGAGAAGGTTGGAATTTGCCAGCATTTAACGCTACATGCCTCGGCAAGTGGAGTATTGTTTTAAACGGCACAGCTCATAAAGAATGGGCCAATGAAGATAATTGTATTCTTGTTCAACCAAATGGTGAGCAAGATTCAGAAGATGGTATCTTCTTTAAAAACGGAACTCCATTCAACCAAGGAACATTTTTAACATTTGATGAAAATGACTTGATCTCTGCTATGGAAAATGCCGAAACAAAAGTGGGTCAAATTAACTCACTTGGCACACTGCTGGGACAAACTTTCACATATAAACGTGCCACTGAAGAGATTTTAACCTTAATTGGTTTGGCATAGTAAGTGCTAAATAGATATGCATATGTATTTAACAGACGAAATTATCAATCAAGCCTTTGGTCTAAAAACTAATTTAAATTCAAATTCATTATCGACCTTGGCAAATCAAGGATACGCTGATGAAAATGGTATTTCTAAAATTAAATTTAGAGTACCTGGATATGAAAAATCAGAAATTAAATTAAGTGTAGATAAAGGATCTTACGGTAAAAAGATTTTAAATATTAAAGCCGAAAATCAAGAGTTTGGCGTTCTGAAAATTTCAGAAACATTAAGCTCTACTGTTGACGAATCTTCAATTAAAGCTTCATTAAAAAATGGCATATTGACAATCACTTGTGAAACCAGCAACAAGACCATTCAAATTGATGTGGCTTAATTTTACCATTTAAAATAAAAATTAGAAAACCCGTCGAAATCGACGGGTTTTCTTTTTATAATAGTTATGCCATTATATCTTTATCAAAATGAAAAAACTGGAGAAATTAAAGAAATTCTCCAATCAATGAATGACATTCATGAATACAATGGAGAGAATGGTAGGGAAAAAAATTGGAAAAGAATTTTTACAATACCTCAAGCCTCAATTGATACAAAGCAAGATCCATTTAGCACAAATGATTTTTTAGATAGAACAAAAAGCAAAAAAGGCACATATGGAAACATGCTTGATTACAGCAAAGAGTTAAGTCAAAAAAGGGAAGCTATTGCTGGCGGAAAAGATCCAATTAAAGAAAATTATTATAAAGAATATAGTAAAAACAGAAGGGGTGCAAAACATCCAGACACCTTTAAGAAATCATTTGAAAACAAACATGTAAAAATTGAACTTTAAATTAAAGTTCTCAAATAACTTATATCTCCATCAGAAGCGCCCTTTGGAAGTAGCTTATCTCCATTACTAGCTCTGATAACATCATATATCAAATCGTTTACTTTTGTTTTAATAACTTTTATTATAAAACCTGTTTTTTCGTCAGATTCAAAAGATGCATCCATTGAGTACGTCATATTATTGCCAATATCTGCACTATAAGAAAAATTTTCAATATATATATTTTCAATAAGTATTTCCGAATAATCGGAATTATTATTTTCATTATCTCCAATTGCAATAGTTAAAGAAAATTTAGAATCGCTTTGTAAAAATTGAGATAATGCATTTTTGTTAAAATTACTAGTAACTCCAGACATTTGCAATCTTCCATTAACTGGATAGAGAAATTCCCTATCAGTCGGTTTATTGATTTCTTTAAAGAAATAATCTTTATTTCTTGATAGATCAATTGAAATGCTTAAATTTTGTATAAGCCCGTTTAAAAAATTAGAAATATTTGTAAATGGCAAATCTAAAGACTCAACAGAAGAAGCATCTAGAGAAAAATTTACAACTTGATATGTAATATTTTTTCCCAAATTCTGAGAAGTTCTATCGTTTAAAGATTCGATATTTTTTTGAGATAATTTTATATTTTCAACATCATTCTTTTTTATGTAAAAATTATGTGGATTTGGTATATATATTAAATTAGCCACATTTAATATATCTTCAAAAGAACATGAAATTTGCACATTTGGAAGCGAGCCAATTGAATATTGAAACGAGTAATTTTCAATAAATAAATTTGAAAAAAGAATACTTATCATATTCTGGTTAAAATCATTTGCTATTATTTTTGTCAATAATTCGCCTTCTTTAGATTCATCAATTAATAAAAAAGCGTATTTATTAAAAAAATTATTTTTAAAGTTTGAAAAAATTGTTTTCTCTCCAGTTTCAGAAATATTAAATCCAAACATTCTTTCTTGCAAGAAATCACTTCTTTGCAAATAAGATATTTGCAATTTTAAATCTTTATCTGCATAAATGACTTTATCACTAAAACCTTTTCCTATTGATTTTTGACTTATTCTACCAACATCATAACTCAGTGAAACACTTTGCAAGAAATCTAAATAGTAAAAATCATCTAAATTATTTAAAATTTTCTTATCCAAAGCGAAAAGCGTATTATGACTTTTAAATATCATTACAAAATTCCTCCTCTAATTTCTATGCAGACGTTATTATTTTCGGAAAAACATAAATAATAAGGATTTGAAGAAATCAAATTACCAACACAATATTTTATATACCCAGCACTATTTTGTATTTTACCCTCTGAATTAAAATTGTCACTAAATGAAACATTTTTTGATCCGACTCCATCGTTCCAACAAATGCAAGAAATAAAAGTTAAATCTGGAGATAAAAATTTAATAGATTTTTCTTGGAAATTCGCAATATCATAAACAAAATAATAAAAATTATTTAATCCAGATTCATTAATTTCATCACAGTATTTCATTAAACTCTGCGTATATATAGGTTCCTTTATATCTAGAAGTGGATAGTTTGTTGAAAATTTAATTGGCTGTACTCCACTAAAAATATAGTTTTTGCTAAAGCTCAAACATTTACCACTTAATGTTTGATTAATACTTTCGGAATCAATGTTTATAGAAAACTGACTTGGGAAAATTGAAACATTTGAATTTATTAAAAAACCAGTTTCTATATTTAGAAAAGTTCCATCTTCATTATATAGATAAACTTCGCCAGTTGCGCCGCCAATATAAGAAAATCCCGTTGTTGAAAAATTTAAATTTTTACTTAAATTTTTCTCTGAACATAGTGCGCCAGATTCACAATGAATAAAACAATCATTAAAATTTAAAAAATTTACTATAGGCAATACATAAGAGTATCCATCTCCAGATTTTAATTTGTATGGAAATGGATCTATAGAATTGGAATCTCTACAAGAGATTTTTTGATCTATAATAAAATTGCCACTCCCATTCGGAATTTGCATACAGCAATCATAAAAATCATTTTCTAGATCTATCATTAAAAAATTATATTCCGAAGAATTGTAACAAAAGCTCGAATAATTACATTGATGAATGTTTCCACAGTTCAATTCATTTGCAATAAAAAACAATAAATTATTTAATCCGTAATATCTATCTGAATTAAAATTACTATAAGGGTCTAAATACAATGTTACCGAGTCTTCTATTTTTATACCATAGCAAGAAGATAAATATGTATTTGGAGATTCAAAACCATTACTAGAAACATTGTAAATTTTAGGAATATGAAAACAAATTAAATTACAACAACCACAAGAAAAGTTAAATTCAATCCCACTATAACTTAAAACTAAATTTGAGTTGCATATTTTTTCGTAAACTTCAGAATTAGATATTACTTTTAATTTATCCAAACTTAAAGCTTGGATCGGAAAATCTAAAGTTGTTGAATTTCCAGAAGTGACAAGAGTTATATTTATTGAAGATTCTGGTATTTCGTATACTAAATCTTTATAAATGATACAGCATACTGGAAAATATCTATATTCAAGACCGCTATAAAAAAAACTTTTTTCAAAATTACCAATTTGAGGTATAAAAAATTCACTAATATCAGAACCGCTTTTGCATAAAATTGAATTTGTACAAAATCTATTTTCGCAATAATTTAAACATAAATAATAATCTAGCGGTTTATTATCTATAAAAAGTTGATCTGAACACGAAACTATTTGAGAGTAATTAAAAAATTCTCCAGTAGAAAAACAATATCCAGAATCAACAAATTTTCCAGAAATTCCAGTATTAAAACAAAATGATGAATTTGCAAGTTCATAACAATACGAATATGGAAAAACTTCACAACTCGGCAAAAACATACAATTTCTATTTATACTTTTATTTTTTAATGACGCAATAGAAAAACCAGAATTTAAATTAATATTTATATAAAATTTATCACAAGAATTTCCAGTAAAGCAATATTCTGTTGTTGGCTGAATTACACAGCATCCAGAAAACTGAATAATGGAACAAGGATTTGAAGCGGTTAATAGTAACAGATTTTGATTTGAATCTCCAGAAATTCCAGAATACTGATATTTATATTTAAATATTTTTTCTGAAGATAAATTTAAATCATATAAAAAACATATTTTTGTATCTTTATCAATTGTTGTAGAGAAAAAATTACAATAAAAATTAGAGCCAGTTGGATAAGCAAAATATAAAAACTTATCATTGCAGTAAACATGCAAGCAATTAATTGCTATGCAGTAATTATATCTATTTTCTCCAAATTCAGAAAACGAACTGATTCCACTGTCAATAATTTTATCAGAACCAGAAAGCATCAAAGTTAAATTAATTTCATTATCAACTAGTGAAGATGTGGAAAATTCTTTATATGGAAAAACTGGATTGCATATCCAATCAAAATTCAACGATAAATCAGAATATCCAGTATTATTAAATCCAGAAGCGCATGGAGAAAAATTTGATCCAAATGGATGGCATGAATTTGTGTTCATGTATTGAACATATCCAAGTAGTCCATTAAAATTGTCAAAAGTATTTGATTTATTTCCTAATATTAATTTATTCGTTCCAGATTGAGGCATTGGAATTCCATTGCAGTCAAAACCAGAAAATATACACTTTAGATCTCCGTTTATCCAAATGCAGCCAGTACAACTATAAACATCCAATGCAAAATGATTCCATTTATTTAATTGCAGTCCTAATTTTACAAAAAAACCACATTCATAATTTTCACATATTAACGTAGCTGGCACAAATGAATTTACGCAATCCACGCACTGGTGATACCACCCAGAATCTAAATCCCCAGATAAAAGACCTAAAAATACAATTTCTCCAGTTATATTTTGATTACAATTAATATAACCACTACATGAAAGCGGTGGTAATATTCTTGAAATACAATCTGAATTATAAATAGATTGGTTTTTAATATATCTAAAACTATGCATGCATCCAAATAAACCGCATCCAATGTAATTTGGTGAATTATTTGAAACAGTAAAACAGCATGTATTACAAACTCCAAATACACAACAGTAATCGACATAAATTCTTATGCATCCATTATTTTTCGATATAGCAAAATGCTGCCATTCTCCTGTTTTTACATAACATCCAGTATTCCAATCATGGTGACAATTACCTAAAATTAACGGAGCATATCCACCACCTAAATTTAATTCTATTCCATCAAATTTTAAAAATGAACTTCCATCTAAACAGTCATTTTTTGAAAAAAATTCAATTGTAAAATTATTTGATGGCAAATATAGCCCACTATTATTATCCGTATATATTCCAGCATATCCATTCACAAGCGCATCAAAAAAAATTGCATCAGTATTATAACATAAGTCATAGAAACAAGAATCGCCACTACCAACAAGAATTCTGTCGCATTTAAAACCAAGCAAAGAAAATGGAATATTTGAATCTAAATATGCCGCATTAAAAATACCACTTCCAGTTGGTGCGCAATTTAATTTAAACCAAGATTGAAAATTAAAATTTCCGCCAGTTATATCAAAGCAAGTTGATTCCCCTGTTCCAGATGGAATAACTAAATATTCTTCATCTTCAATTAGTAAACTAAAAAAATTTCCAGAGCTTGGGCTTTCGTAGGCTCTTGTCGTGCCTGCATTTTCTATTAAAAAATTATTATTTCCACAATCAACATAATCAACTTGAATTCCAGATATATTTTGATATGTAAAAATTGGATGATTATCAACGCAACATATCGGATACAAACCACAAGAATTTTTTTCTGTTAAATTATTTATTTTGTAAAAATATCCAAAATCAAAATTACCGCTTGAAAAATAAGACGAACCATCTTGATCAACATACAAATTTAAAATAATATTTTCTTTTGGTTTTAATAAAAAATTAGAAAAAGAACAAGAATATTTTTTATTTATTTTTTGACCTTCGTATTCAAAATATGAACCGCTAGAGCCATCATGTGCTGAACATATATTTAGATCAAAACTTCCAACATTCCTAATGTATAAAAATGGTTTTGTTACTGCATCTAAAAATATAGCTTTTCGCTTTACAGATTCGTCTATAAATATTACAGAATTGCTTTCTGAGCATATTTCATAAAATGGCAATAAATTGTCACAAAATGAAATGCAATAAGTCGGACCATTAACACAAATAAGTTCATTAAAATATTTGCTTTTTGTATCGGCTGAAAAATCCCAATCAATATTTAAATTCTGTAGTGGGTATGCCATATTATACTATATAATAATAATCCAAATTATCTATGTTATCAATAAATATATTTGGACTTGGTTCTTCAATTAATTCCATTTCAATAGAATGGCAATTTTCATATTTAAAAACATGAGTCCATCTTGTGCATATAAAAACTTTACTTGCTTTTAAAAAAAATGGATACTCATATATGAATCTCCTATAGCCGCATTTTTTTTCTAAAAAGAAAATAATTGACCTACACTCAATATCATCTATATTTTCAAATTTTAAAGATATTTTTTTTAATGCGTTTGAATTATTTTTATGTTTTATCGTTTGTATAAATGAATTTTTAAAATCCATTTTATAAAAATCTAATTGATTTGAAAGCTCAAAGGGAAGCTTATGGTCATGATTAAAGTTTTTAGTCCAATTCTGCAGTGAAAATGCCGTATTTTGAGCTATGTCATTTTTTGCAAACCAAAAATTATCTATTTTATTTCCAGTGTAATTTTTGGCATTTGCGATAGAATTTGGATCTATATATACGAATTGATGTCTTTTATAAGATTTTTCTTGATCAAATAACGTATCAGACGAAGTTACATTTGATAAGATTGAACTAGTTCTCCAATTTAAAAGCGGAGCTTTTATGTAAGAAAGTAAAGATACATTTAATTCATTTAAATTATTTCCTCCAGAATTTTTATTTATAGAATAAGCTTCAATTACCCCAATTATATCTTTATAAAAATCAGAAGGATCTTTAAATTTTAAATTTTTATAACCTCCAGCAACTTCTATTGTTTTGAGTAAATTTCCAGCATCATTATCGTTTAGTAGAAATTTAAATGAATAATTTATTGTTATATTATTTTCCGAAGCAGGTAGTATTTTTAAAGAATTGTCAACAGTTTCTAGGAAATTTAATCTTGAAGAAAATGATACAGAAGATCCATAAATAGGTTTGTATACACTTAAATCATTTATATAAGTGTACGAATCGCTTACAGAAGAATCTCTGTTATAAAGAAATGGATTATTATAAGCCATAAAATCCTAAAAAGTCGTGTTTAACATCAAGGGTATTTTGGCTTGCAATTGAAACTGTAGAATTTATTAATTTAGATTTTCTTATTGGCAATTTAAAAAAAGAAGACGATCCAGAGACAATGATATCAAAATCTCTAAACCCATCGTCATTTTTTGAAAAATCAATTTCTTTTGAATTGTTTGGAATTTTTGAACTTAAAGAAATTTGTATTTGTAATGGCAAAATCGGACAAACTTCAGTCGGCTCTTTTTGTCCAACAGAATAATATGGTTGCCTATTAATTGTTAAGCTGTAATTAAAACCATATATATTGTATTTTTCCTTTAGATTTTGATCATAAAGTCCAGATATGCTTATTGAATTTAATTTTGGAATATCTAGTGGTTTAGAATTAATTGATCCTCCATCAAAAAATTCAATTTGTTTTAAATCAGATCCATATGATATGAATTCGGTGGAAATTTTAGGCAAATCTCCAACAGAAAAAGATGCGGAATAAGTTTTTAAAAAAAGATTTGTAATTGAATAGTAATTGTTTCCATCATATATTCTAAATTCTCTTACTGGATTTAATCCAGTATAATCAAACATGTTGTCATAATTAACAAAACTTCTATTAATTAAAACCTGTATTTCCTCTGGAGCATTTACGCTATAGGCGGCGTCAATTCCACCCAATGAAAAATGTTGATCATAAGATAAATTTTTTTGTAAATTTAAATCATTAATTCCATCTAATTCGTAGAATGAATCTCCAGCAATTCCAGACAAGTAATATAGTTTATAAATTGATGAGTCTATCATTATCTTAACATGCCCCCTAATCTTCTCTCATCTTTTAAAACAGTTAAAACTACTTCTTTTATTCTCCTTGCCAATTCTTTATTTTGTTGATCTTGTCTTGAGTCGCTATTTTGATTTTCTGTTTTTTCTCCTTTTCCATCAGAATTTACAGATATATTAATTGTTCCAACACCAGCTATTTTCTCTACAAGTTCTTCCAATTTAGCTTCTATTCTTGATGCCATTTCTCCAGTATTGCCAGATATTTCGCCAGTTGAATTTAATTTTTGTAAATTTCCATAGCCAGTTTTTTGTGCAGCTTGTTTAGAAACAACAAATTCTCCACCATTTAACATTGCTGGAACATTATCACCCATTCCATTGCCAGCTACATATCCGCCAGCAGCTCTTCTGACTACTGGAATTGCCATCGGCGCAGTTCTGCCATTATATACAGACCTGTTTCTTCCATAAAATGAATCAAAATAAGTTCCAGAATTTAATGCAGTAGGAGTTCCTAGTTTATCATAGGATGCGCCTAATGGAAATTGAGCATTGTAGGTATCCATACTCATTCTTGAATATGAATTTGTTTTATTGTTCCAGCTATACAATCCGCCACCTTGTTGACCTAAAGCGCCAGCTCCAATTGTTGAGAAATCCTTGGTTGCAGAACTGTTGAAAATATTTGCCAATCCACCTCTACTTTCGCCGCCAAAAGATCCTCCTGTAAATGCTCCCGTAAATTTTTCTCCAAATGTCGCCGTCCTACCTTGTAAAGCTGCTGCTTGTTTGGTTGCACTTACACCTTTAGACATTGCGCTTCCAGCATAACTAACTCCAGCCATTATAGCTGTTGTTGCTAATTGGGTGACTAATGCTCTCTGAGCTTGTTTTTTAGCTTCTTTTTTAGCTTTTTCCCATTCTTCCATTTGTCTCTTGTATTCTTTTTCATTTTCAAAATCCATTCTTATCTTATCTTTGGAAGTTTGATAATCTTGAAAGTATAAATCTAAAGCTTTATTTTTGGATTCTAAGTATTGAGTATTTCTAACGTTGCCTTGATCGCGAAGAGCAAATAATGAAAGATTTCCACTTCCTCCAGCAATGTCAATTGAAGCAGAGTTGCCAGATGATGAAATTTTATCGTATTGAGTACCAACTGTTTCTTGAGTCGCAAATGAAAGTAAATTTTTCTGTCCAATTATTGCTCCTTGACCATAGCTTCCAGGCATGAAGAAGCCATTCTGTCCAGTCTGTTGATTTTGGTTATAAAAATTTGTTTGAGCCTTTAACAATGCATCTTGCTTATCTTCTTCTTTTCCTTGATAATTTTCAATACCAGTCACCTTTCCGCTTTGATCGAATGAAAGACCAGCCATTCTATTCTCGCCATAAGTAGTATATTTGTTTGGATTTCTGATTAAATCATTCAAATCAGTCTCTTGCATTCCATATGGCATGACTGGTCCACCAGCGGCAAAACCTTTCAATTTTCCAGAATTAAGTTTTTCAAAAAAATCTTTTCCATATTTATTTACAACATCTTTTCTAATAACGTATTCGCCACCCATTAACATTGCTGGTACATCATCTTTAACTCCAGAACCGCCTTCAATTTCGCCTCCAGAAGCAAAACCAAGCGCTCCAGCAAGACCAGTTCCAGCTTGACCATTTCCAAAAATACCACTAGTAATTCTATTCGCTGCGTTAGTCATTAATGCTTCATTGATTTTATTTACGAACGCTGAAGCGACACCCATTAATCTTTCTCCTAAAGACGCAGTAGAACTTGGATCTGACAAAACCCTCATTGCATCAACTAGTCCATTTCTGAAATCTGTTGGAATTTGTTTTCCAAGTTTTCCTTGGAATTTAGTAATTTCGTCATCTATATCTCTTAATCCAGAGCGAAATCCCTTTCCGAATTGTTCCTCTTGCGCAAATCTTTCATTAACTGTTCTTGTTTTATTCAAAGCAAGTTGATTTATATTTTGAGCTCTATCTACAAACGGAAGCGGTTGATCTTGATTAAATACTAAGGATGCATTTTTTTGAGAAAATTTATCTTTTTCTTGTTGAGCTTTTTCTTTTAAAGCTAAAGTTAACTCTTCTATTTTTATTGGTAATTCTTCCGTATATTTTAGGATCGCTTCTTGATCTGCGCTTATGGGTCCAGTTTGATTTTTTATTATTTCAGCTTGTGGAGATAATGCATTAAAATCTTCCCTATATTTTTCTAGTTCAGCTTTCTTTAAAGAAAATTTTAACTCTTCATTTCTTGAATTACTTTGAACTTTATCTATTGGAGATGGAAAGGCTTTTCCTTCTTCTGTTGTTTTACTGCCAAAGCCTAAAGTTTTTAAATCTAAACCTTCAGGTTTAGATTCATTTTGCGCTATTTTCTTTCCTGTGACGAAAGATGCTCCAGCACCTAATATAATCTGTCTAAATTCTTTTGCCGCTTCTACTACTTGTTCTGCAAATGGATCTTTTTCCAATCCATACATTTTGTCTATGTTTCTATCTTCAATTGATTTGAGTATTTCTGGTCCTGTTTTTTCTCCTGTTAAAAAGCTATTTATTTCTGAAAGAGACGCGCCTCTAGACTGCAAAGTTTTGATTCCAGCTTGTCTGGACTGCAATGATCTTTCTTGCATTCTATCGGTATTTTCCTGCAATCCTCTTGTTCTTTCTTCTCCGATATTTCTATATGCAGCAGATTTTTCTGCTTGATATGGACTTAGTTGCGTTTGATAAAATTCAAATGCAGAATCTCTTAATTTTTGCTGCCAATCTCTTTCTTCTTTTCTGAGGTCGATTGCTTTTTGTGCATTTGTAATTTCCGCAGCTGTTAATTCTAATTTCCTATCTAATGCTCTTTTTTCTTGTGCAAAAATTAATTGCTTAATTGTTTGTTCTGTTTGAGCATTGATTAAAGCTTTAGGATCTTGAACAAAAGTTTGGCCAATCATTAGATTTGGAGCAGCAGCAGCACGAGCGGGAAGTCCAGATTCAGTTCTAGCGCTAGTAGGCAATTCTTCTTTAAAAACTCTACCTGCGGCAATTCGCGCTGCTGGTGTAACAGCGCCAGAACGCTCTATTTGATTAAAATAATCATTTGATGATTCAAATCCTTTTGCAATATTAATTTGAGCTTGAATATCTGATTCAGAAACCGAATTTAGTATTTTAAATATTTCTTCTCCAACCGCCTTTCCTGCTTCTTGCGCTTTAATAAAGAATGCATCTCCAGCTTTAATAACCCTATCATTTATACTTTGGGCTTCTTTATCCAGAACTGTTTGAAGCGCTTGTTCTAAAGATTGATAATCTTGGGCTTCTGTTATTTTTTGAACATCGCTTGCATTTGCTCCTCTTTGAAAGGCAATGTTTAATGCATTTAATCTGTCAGCTAATAATGCTGATTGTCTTTGGATTTGATAATCCTCCATTTGTCTTGGCCCACTTGTAGCCAATGATCTTTCTAGATCTAATCTTTCTTTTACAGAAGGATCTTGATTTGGCGTTGCCAAGGTTCTGGTTTCGTATTGAATGTCGCTTATTTTTCTAACTATATCTAATCTCTGCCTGTCTTGATCTAATAATTTTTGATTTATACTTAATCTTGCGGTTAAAGATTCTCTTATAGTTGTTTCTATAAAGTTGTCTTTTGTTGCAATTGCTAATCTTTGATTTTCTATTAGAATTGCATCTCTTCTTGCAGCTTGTTGGCTACGAGTAAGTTTTTGTGAAAATTCTAACTGCCTAACTTCTTGCTCTAAATAACTTAAATATTGTTTTTTTTCAGCACTTAACTCTTTACTTCCGTTAACTGAAGATTTTATCGCTTTGACTTCATCTTGTGCAAATTTAATTCTTTGTTCATCAGTAGTTTGAGGATTGTATACATTTTGTGCAAATTTTTCCATTGCAGCAGTTCTTGTTGTGGCATAGTTTTCTGGCAAAGAAGTGCCTAGTCTTGTTATTGCAGTATTCTGTATATTTTTTACAAAATCAAAAGCAGCACTTCCAAGCTGTTCGTTTGTTTGTCTTTCTTCCTGCTTTAATCTTAACTCAGCTTCAAGATTTGCTTTTTCTTGCGCGTTTACTGTTAATAATTCTTTTTTAAGCGCTAGATTGTTTTCTTCTGCAGAAGCATATGAAAGTATAACTTTTTGAAGTTCTCCAAATACATTTATTTGAGCTTTTAAAGTTTCTGCTGGAATTAAAAATGATTCAGCAATAAAAGTTTTTACTAAATTTTCTACTCCAACTTTTTTGGCATTATCTTGGAAACTTTTTTGCAAATTTCCAAAAAATTTATCAAAATCTATTCTTCCAGAACTCACTTGTTTTGCAACAAATTCTTTTATTTCTTTGTTTGCTTCGTCTATTGTAAGTTCATTTGCTTTGACTTTTGAATTTATTTTTTCTTTAAAATCTTTAAAAGTTTTAGATTTATCAACTTCTTCAAGCTGCAAATTTAATCTTGAATTTGTTGGTACATCACTTCTTTTTTGAAACGCTTGCATTTCTGCAAAACTTCCGAATTTTATCATTGATTTGTCTGCAATTTCATTTATTTTTTCTGCAACCATTTTATCTATTATTTCGGTTTGTGTAATTTTTTTATTGCCTTTTTTTCTTTCTGTTGTAAACTCTCTTTCTGCATCTGGTTGCACCATTTGAGTCAAACCTGAAAGTATACCTGTATTAACAGAACCCTCTAAACCCAAAGATTCAAGCGCATTTTTTGTTTTTTTAGTTTTATCTAAAGGATTTATATTTTGAAAATTAAACGTTCTATCAAAAGCTGTCGCAGCTTCAAAAGTTCCAACTTTTTTAACAAATGATTCAGATTTAGCTTTTTGTTCTTCAGTTAAATTTAAAGTATAGGTTTTTTGGATATCATTCAATCTTCCAAGCGCATCAGCAGTTCGATCTACAGTTTCTCCATATTTTTTATATACGCTATTTCCTATATCAAGAATTTTATATGTTGCGTAAATTGCAGCTGCTGGACCAGCTAAACCCGCTGCAATACCACCAATAGCCCCAGAAACACCAACTCCAGCAGTTCCAGCTACTCTTGAAAAATTTCCAGCTATTGATAAAGAAGATCCTAATGAAGGCGCTCCTTCTCTACCAGCACCACCAAGTCTTAAAGCTTTTCCTACCCCAGAGCTTCTATCTTTTGTAAATCCCTCTAATACTTCTTTTCCCTGAGTGAATAACAAAACAACAGAAGAAAGTTCACTTAAAACTTCCGCTGCTACTTTTCCACTTTCTCCCAAAGAACTTATAGCTCCACTCACTAGTGAAATTGCGCTCTGCCATTTAATTAAAGTATATAAAGAATCTTGTACTGTTTTTGTTTGTTTTTCGTTTGTTGTTTTTCTATTTTGAGCATCTTTACCTTCTTGAACAGTGTTTTGAGTTGAAGCTTTTGATTCTTTTTGATTTGTATTTGTGACCTCATTTCCACTTGAAGTAATTTTATCAAAAACTTGATATACAGCTTCTCCACTCACTCCCAAATTTTCAGCAATTTTCTTAAATGCAGTATCAAGATCTGTCGATGAATATTTTAAATTCTCAAGAGCTTCTTTTATTGCATTGAATAAATCGCCATTCATTCCAGACGGAGCTGAAAAATTTGGAACTCTACCATCTGGTTCGTCACGATTGTTTATGACCGCATATCCGTCTGGATTTTGCGGTCCGCGCACGCGAGCGTCTTGAACGACTTTAATCGCTGACAATGGCAAGCCAGATTCTTTTTGTTCACGATCTATTGCATTTAAAATTGCTTGTTTTGAAAAATTTGGAATGTATCCTTTTGCAGCAGTTCTTTCTGGAGCATCTTCTGGCGGCGGACCTTTATACCCATACTTCAAAAAGTCTTCCCTTCTTTTCATTTTTTTAGGGAATTTTCTCTTAAGTTCAGCTTCTGTTTTAATCCTATTTAATTCTGCTTCAGGTTCTTGAGCTTTTTGCGCAAATTTCAATTGCTCTATTATTTCAAATAGATCTATTCCCTCTGGCATGTTCAATAAATTGCCAATAATATTATTTGTTAATTCTTTTGCAATTGGTGAAAACTTTTTCGCACTATCCATTAATTTTTTTATAAATGGATCGTTTCTAGTTACTTCTCCATCACCATCAACATCTTCAGCCGCAAAATTTGGTACGTATCCTACCGCTGCAGTTTTGCCCACATTTGTACTTCCCATTGTGTCGTACATAGTATGCAAGCCACCTTTGCTGCCAGCAATTCTATTAAATTCTTCGACATTTAATTTTAAAACTTCTGCATATGGATCTCCACCTTTAAATAATTCTTTAGTTTTCTGTATCAAAAATTTTTGCATTACTTCGTTAACTTTGAAGTTGCCAGCATAAATATCGTAAAGTCTTATTGAGTCTGGTCCATATTTTTGCTTATAAGCTTTTAAGATATTATCCGCAGCTTTTTGGGCCATAGCTTCGGATAAACCAAATGCAAACATTTGTTCCTGTGGTTTTTTGCTAAGAGCTTGTGTGACAAACTCATCTACACCAGAACCGCCAACCACCTCACGCTCAAAGCCAGCAAGTTTAGTTTCGTCACCCGTTTGAGGATATGTTAACAATTTACCAATGTCAGTAAATGAAATTGCATTTTGCTTAAATAAGCTTGAATTTTGTTTTTCAAATTGTTTCAAAGCTTGATTTACGTTGTATTCTTGTGCAATTTTTTCAGCACCTGGTTTATAGAATATTTTTTGACCCAGTTCGTCTTTAGACTTTGGAATTAAGAATTTTCCACTTTGACCGCTACCAACTTCTGTAAAATTAGGATCTTCATAAAGCATTCCAACTCCCTTGCCCATCAGCTGCTTTGTGTCAGAAAAATTTGGAATAAAACCTTCTACCGCAGTTTTTGCAACATCATAAGTTTGAAGCGACTTTTCAAAATTAATATTCTCCCAATCAGAAACTCCAAAATCTCTTAAAGTCTCTAAAATAGTTCTGAGATTTTGAAACTCAGCTTGGTTTGCAACAACCATTTTCTTTTTAATTTTATCGTAAGTAAAATTAGATTTTATTTTTTTTGCAAGAAATGGATTTTTTTCAGATAATTTATTTAATTTGTTTTCAATTCCATATTCGCCTTTCCAGCCTGTAATGAATGCGGTGCTTGTTCTACCATATTTATCTTCTTTGGTTTTTTCATAAGAACCATATGGATATTCACTTTTTTCAATTATTGAAAGAACGTCAGAAGCATTAAATTTAGTTTTATAGAACGTAGAATCTTCTCCTTCAGATGGACGTTTTTTAGGATCTTTTAATACAATTCTATCCAATTTAGATTTACCAACTCTTTTGAGTTTATCTGGAGTTTCAAGAGGCATGACAAATCTCCTTTCCTCTTGAAGCTTGTCAACTTTTAATTTATCTGGAGCAAGTAAATTTCCGTATTGATCTATGTCAACACTTTTTCCTAAAGCTAAAAATTCTGCATCGTCTCGACCTATTGTAGTCATTATAGCAGATATTTTAGTTTTTAATCTTTTTGTTAGTTCGTCTATGACTACTGGTCTAAATTGAGTAACTAGTTTTGATATTTTACTTTCTTCACTTGGAGCATTGATTGAACGAACTCCAGCGCTGGCTTTTGTTTGATATATTTGAGCCCAAACATCTTGCATGTTTCTATTTTTAGCAATAATGTCAAATATTTGACCTAATTTTTCATACTTTAATTCCCTTGCAAAACCACTAACCTCTCCAGTTACGACTTTATTTTCATCTGTTTTAATTTCTGGCATTTCGCCAAAAGCAGTTTTGTTAGTTTTGCCAGTTTTATAATTTGCAAATGCTGACATTAACCTTCCATAATAAGCTTTATCAAGATTTCCATCGCTACCAACTAAATGATAATTTGGCCCTAAAATAGAAGCCGCCATATCATTTTTAATTTTATTAATGTCTAAATTTTCATTGTTTTTTGTTCCAGCTAAATCAGTTGTATATGTTTCGTCACCGCCAAGTCTATACTTTAACTGTTCAAGAGTAGCTGTTTTCACCCTATCACCAAAAGTCATTAATGGTGCATTTTTTAGTTCTTTTATTGCAAAATTGGGAACGTAACCTTCGGATGCAATGAAGGCCGAATCACTAGGTAAAACTAAATTAATTGTCTTTAAATCAATTTCATCTTTTTTTGGTTTTTTCCCAACTCCATTATTTGCAATATTATTTTTAGGTTGGTTGCTTAACCAATTATTCACTCCCTTTCTTAAAACATCGAAAGCTGATTGTTTCGCTCTCGTTCTTACTTCTGTTTGATTTGGCAAATCAAAATAAGAATTTCCAGATGTTAAATTTTTCTTTAACGCTTTGGAGGCAGCTATTTCTCCGATAACTCCCTGAATTCTAAATTTTAAAGCTTTAAATTTATCACTATAATCTTTTTTGTTTTTAGGATCTACAGTTTGATACAGAGACTCAATTGCGGATAGCGAAGATCGATCAACGCCAGCTTTACTCCATTCAGTAAAATACTCATCTTTTATTTGGGAATTTTTATATCCATTCTTTTTATTTCCAATTAATCTTTTTGCAATTCTGTCAGATTCAGATCTGAAAAAACCAATAGTCTGATCTTGTTTTTCTTCATTTTTTCCTAATCTTTTAACTTTGATTCTTGCTTTAAATTCATCAAATGGGTCTGCATATTTTGCATTTTTTAAATTTTTAAAATCTCCAACTTGTTGTTTTTTAATTGTGGATTCTATTGCAAAATTTGGAATATAACCCTGAGAGGCAGTTTTTATTTTTTCCTGCGGATTTACTTTAACTTGAGCTAGAAGTTTAGCCTTTAAAGATTCTCCACCATTCTCAGAAAGCTGTTGTATGAATTTTGTACCAAGTTCGTCATTAAGAGCTTTTTCTGAGGATTTAATTTCGACATACTCCCAAAACTTTTTCGGCAATCCATATTGTTCTGCAATGTCTGGCTTTAATCCATATATGTCAAATCTACTATTTGAATCATTAAAGAATTGACCAAAATTATCATCTTCTGCAGACATGTTTGCCATTTTAAGCATTGTCTCGAAAAATGTTCCCGCCATGCTGTCGTTAACGAAATCGAATTTTCTTCCACTTTTCATCAAATACTGCATTGTTGCAGTCGGCTTTATGCCCAAAGAACTCAATTCATCTTTTATGAAAGTTCCAATTTGAGGACTTAATGCGTCATTTGCTTTTTTGATAAAGTGATTTTTAATGTCTTGTTCACTTGCCTCAAGTGAGTCTAAATTTTCATCGCGCCTTCTATAAATATTTCCAACATCTACGTTTGAGAAATTAAGTTTGCTATAATTTGATAATGCGTTTGATAAAGCTGGATCTTTTATTTGAGAAAGAATTTGCGGCGTTATTTCTTTCGACCTGACAGCCTTCCTTCCAGTTCCACCTATCGTTAACCCAGCAAACGAATAAGAACCTCCATCAATAGTTAAACTCTTTAATAGATTTTCTTTTTGCTTTTCTTTTTCTTTTTCCTCTGCAAAATTTGGAACATATCCAAGGGCCGAAAATAAAGTTGGTTTTCCAGTTCTTGTTTTTGAATAAGAAGGCACAACGAAATCACCCATCGGAGTTTTGTATACAGACTCCATTGAGTTAACTATCATTGTTCCCCTGCCTTCTGTTGGGCCAAAATTAAAATTTGAAATTTCTTTTATTGAAGCTCCCGCTGGGGCTTCTTGCATTTCCATTTTTCTAGCAACATCTTTAGGCATATATCCACCAGCAGCAGTTTTTGCTTTGACATTTTTCGTTCCTTCTTCAGTTAATCTAATTCCACCTTCATAAACTGATGGTCCAATGTCTTTACTTAATTTAGACATTTTTTCCAAGGTCGCGGCTTGTTTTGAATACAAACTTAAAAGATATTCAGCCTGTGCGGTTTTATTGCCTTCTAAAGAAACAATTTTACTTTGAACCGCTGTATTTTGAAGCAATAAACCCAGTATAGATTTTTCTATATCTTGTTGTTCTTTTTTAACATTAGTTACGCCGAGTTGATTCTTTAAACTGTCAACTCCAAATTTAGCAAGATCGCCAAAAAGCTTAATACCAAGACCAGCAATTAAAAGAGCACCTGGACCTGTGATAACTGCACCTATTCCCTTAACAATTGCCTTTCCAATTGTTGCGCCACCTTCTTCTCCACCAGAAATACTTTCATTTAAAGATTCGAGAAAAGAAGAGGTCTTATTTAAAATAGATCTAAAATCATCTGAAAAAGCAACCTTGCCAATCGTTGCGGCAAATTGAGTTCCAGAGGTCGTTAATCTATCAAACGAAGCCTGAACTGTTTTATTTAATTCATCTAGCTTTTTAAAACCTTGATTGCCTGCGTTTGTCGATTGTTCTAAACTTCTATTAAATGTGCCATTAGCGTTTGATATATCATTAAGAAGTGCAGCTAATTTATCAATTTGAAAACCGCCACCGATTTTTATTAAAAGACCTTTTCTTGTTGCAGAATCTAAGTTTTGAAATTCGTCTGCAAGTTTTTTAATGATTGTTGTAGCTGGAAGAATGTCGCCACTAGCATCATTTACTGCAATACCTAAATTTCTAATATAATCAAGATTTTCAGTAGTCTGAACTCTTTGGAAAATTGTTTTTAAAGCGTTACCGATAACAGCTCCACCACGTGCAGTTTTTTCTTGCAATGTGGTAATTAAAGCTGTTAATTCATCAAATGAAACTCCAGCTTCTTGAGCTACGGAAGCTGAACGGGAAATACCCTCAATTAAATCTCTTGAACTAACTGCAAATTTAGTATCAACTGCAGCTAATTTATTTACGACAGTTTCGTAATCTAAGCCAACTTGATTAAATGACAAAACAGCAGCAGTAAGACCCTTTACCGCCTCTGCCGCATCTAAACCAGTTGTTCTAGTTAATACTAATGCTGCCTTTGCTTTCATCAAGGAATCTTCTAGAGTTCCGCCTTGACGAGCAAATTCCAACGTAGCCTCAGACGCTTGCTTGAAGGATAGTCCAGTTGATCTCGCGACTTCAAATATTCCCTTACCAAGTCTTTCTAGATTTCCACTAGTTTCTCCAGTAGCTACTTGAATTTCTTTGAGAGAAGCTTCTACTTGAGTACTGGCAGTAATTATGTTTTGAAAACTTTTTGCTACAGCATTTAATACTCCAACGGATGCGCCGAACGCGAGTACGCGAGCATTCGCAGCCTCCATTGATTTGGAAAATTCATCAGCTTGTCCAGTAATTCTGCCAAGCGGAGCACTTATCTTTTCAAGACCTTTTGAATCAATAGTTGGACGAATTACGACAGTAGCTTTACGCGCAGCGTTAGCTATCTGCGATTCCATTTGCGTTGTGTCCGCTCCTACTGATAAACGAATATCTTCTGCCATTCCTTAATCCTTTATAATACTTACACAACAATAAAAAAACCCGCCCTTTGCAGAGCGGGTTTTTTATTAATAATTGCTATTAATTATTATTTTAGTAACCCCATTGACCATCCAATGTATCTGTATATGATCCAGATAAGTAGATACCATTATTCGTATCTGTTGGGCCACCGACTTGAGTTTGGAAAACAAGATCAACAGTTTTATTTGCTCCGATACTTGATGAGAATGACTCACTTTGTAATTGAGAACCTTTGAACTTGAAGATGAGTGCTTTTTCTGTTGAGCCAGGCTTGCCAATTGTTAAAGTAATTTCCCTCTTTGAGTTGTCGTCCAACATTTGAGCGACACTCTTGGTTTGAACTTCATTCAATACAGCGCTAACATTCAATGTTGCAACAATTGGGAAATCTACCACCCTAGCAAATGCAAATCTCGAACCCAATCTTTCAATTGGTGTACGGCTTAATGGGAGAGTGATTGATGCTGTTTGAATATTAATTCCATTAGTTCCTTCAAGAACGGCTATTGGAGCGCCAGTTGCATTTGCTCCAGTATAGTCACCAAAACTTAATGTGATATCACCTGGACGTAAAGCGGAAACGTATTGAGTTCCTGTTGCCTCAACTGGGCTTGGAATTCTTCCAGTAATAGATAATTCTGATCCAGCCACTGGATCAATTGTTGGAGAAAGTACAAAATTTCCAGTAGCCGCGCCACCGTTTGAACCAGTCTTGCCAAGAATTGCTGAAGATTTGATATTAAGACCTTCGATAGTTACGGAGGCGGTTGGAAGATTTCCAACACTAGCATTAAATGTATAATTACTTAAATAACCATTTCCGATAGCAATAGTATTTTTCCCAGAGAGTGCATAATCTCCAGTAAGAGTATTTAGATCAGAACCCTCTTCCGCAGTGATAATGTAAAAATTTTGGCCGCTTGATCCAGCCATTTGACCAGAAGCAAAGTTAGCTTCTGTAGTATCTCCTTTGACTGTGTTCTGAACGTAAAAACCCAATGCTTTTTCATTATATCCATCAGTAGGATAATATGTAAAATCTAAAGTTACAGTTGGACTTTTAAGAACCAAAGAGTCAATACGAGCCAATTGACCAAATTGGTTAACGTCTTGACGTTCAATACTAAAATTGTAATTAGCACTTTGAACTCTTCTTAATTGAGCGTGATCACCACTTGCAGTAGAGTTGATATTCTTACTGACATAAAGGGCTTCACTTTGATAAATTACGCGATTACGTGCCATATGATTAAAAAATTATTTGTTAGATTTTACAGTAGTCATGTTCTGTTGTGAAAATTTAAAAACTTAAATTAGAGTAGCTCCATCAAAAAATGAAATATTTCCATAAACAACACCACTAAAAGTACCAGAAACAAAACATATTCCATATGGATCTGTTACAGCGGTAGTATTAATTGAAGCTGGTTGCACCCAAAGTGGATTACTTAAATTCACTAAAGCTCCAGTAGATCCAAGCATTATTGCATTTGTGTCGCCAGACGGCAATGAAGTTGCCTGAGTAGTTAACGAAGAATTTGAAAACCAATTATTTGATAATGAATACCACTGGTTATTTATACCTGCGAAATATCGACCGATTACATTTTGATTAGCGACTCCTGTTCCTGCGTAACCCCATTGACCAGCTAAAATATCAACATAAGATCCAGATAAATAAATTCCATTATTTGTGTCAGTTGGCCCTCCAATTTGAGTCTGAAAAGTAAGATCAACAGTTTTATTTGATCCTATGCTTGATGAAAATGATTCGCTTTGCAATTGAGAACCTTTGAATTTAAAAATTAAAGCGTTTTCTGTAGATCCAGCTTTTTTTACCCTTAGTGATATTTCTCTTTTTGAGTTATCGTCTAACATTTTAGATAAACTTTTTGCTTGAACTTCATTTAAAATTGCATTAACGTTTAATGTGGCAACAATTGGAAAATCTACTGCTCTTGCAAATGCAAATCTCGAACCTAATCTTTCAATTGGAGTACGACTTAATGGTATAGAAATTGAAGCGCTTTGAATATTAATACCGTTTGATCCTTCAAGAATGGAAACTGGAGAACCTGTTGAATCAATTCCAGTGTACGAACCAAAACTAATTGAGATATCTCCTGGACGTAGTGCGGAAGTATAACCCACTCCAGTTGCTTCTAGCGGACTGGGAAGCATTCCAGTTATAAACAACTCTGATCCAGCTACTGGATTAATGGTAGGCGAAAGAACAAAATTTCCAGTAATTTCATCAGCCCCAATTCCAGATTTAGCAAAAATTGTTGAAGATTTAATATTTAATCCCTCAACTGATACTGAAACAGTAGGAAGATTACCAACACTTGCATTGAATGTATAATTGCTCAAATAAGCATTTCCAATAGCAATAGTTGACTTTCCAGAAAGCGCATAAGATCCAGTAAGAGTATTCAAGTCTGAACCTTCTTCCGCAGTCACAATGTAAAAATTTTGTCCACTCGAATTTCCCATCTGACCAGAGACAAAATTAGCTTCAAGATTATCGCCTAAAGCATCATTTCTAACATAAAAACCTAAAGCCTTTTCATTATATCCGTCGGTTGGATAATAACTAAAATCTAATGATACTGTCGGACTTTTCAATACCAATGCGTCAATTCTAGCTAATTGGCCTACTTGATTAACATCTTGCCTCTCAATATTAAATGAATAATTTGCATTTTGCACCCTTCTTAATTGAGCATGCTCTCCAGTTTCAGTAGAGTTTATATGTTTACTGATATAAAGAGCTTCGCTTTGATAAATTACTCTGTTTCTTGCCATATATGTTAAATTTAAAATGTGAATCTGTGTCTGAAAACTGATAAATCAAAATCAATAAATCCTATATACAAATCTTTTAATAAGTTTTGTTTTAACTTATCGGAAAGCTTTGACGTATAAACTTCTTTGACAAAAAGCTCTTTTGGATATTGTGATTTAAAATCTTCATAAGAATAATATCCAGTTTTAAGACTCGAATACTCATTAAATGGATGAGATTCAAATTCGATAAGTGGAATATTTTCATTATAAGAGTCTGCAAAAATCGATAAGACTGTATCTAATTCATAACTATTATTGGCAATGATAGTTGCTCTCGCTTTTGTTAATGTCTCATTCATTCCGCCAAATGCGAAAGGTTTATTTTTCATACTGTCATTCGACATATAAATTGCTGGAATTTTTTGTTCGTAAGGTTGATAGTAATCAGTATGAACGTTTGAAACGCTTTGATTTATTTTTTCTTGAACATTTAATACTATATTTTCTTCAGTATCATTCGTGTAATAAAAATTTATATCTTTAACCGTAAATTGCCCAGTAATATTATTTCCAATAGGAGTTCCGCTTGCAATAAATCTTCCATTATCAAAATCCAGCATATACTTGTCTTTTTCAAAAGGAACAAAATTACTATTAATATATAAGCCAGAAGGCACATAAACATTTGGCAAGGAAGAATCATAAACCATTTGTTTGTATTGACTTCCAAAACTTTCATATATGACAGGAAGTCTATCGTCTACATAATGAGTAAACGCACCAGTTTTTACAGAATAGGCTTCAGATTTTTTCATAAAAAAATTCTCAAACCATAGCAAATAAGATGTTGCGAGTTTATGTTGGAATTGAGGTTTCATTATTCGAGTGAGCTTACTTCTGTAAATATATTTTTACTCTTATTTCCTAGAGAAGAGAACTTTGTTTTATATTTTTTTAATAAAGTACTGATGTATTGAGTTGGATTGTACCTTGCAGATGGAGATACTTTCTTACTCGATTGAATTGCTGTTCCAGATCTGGAATCCTCAAAAGCCCTTAAAGCTTTTACGCCAGCTTTTTGAACTGAAAGATAAAAATTTAATCCAGAAATACCAGATTCAATTCCCTTTGCCCAACTTCTTCCATCCGCCCAAGGCATGGGCGTGACAGCCCAAATATCTTCTGGCGTTGGAATTTTAATATATAAAAAAAGATTGTTGCCGCTTAATCTTAGATCTATTCTTGTGGCATTTAATAAATCTAAAATTGGAATAGTTGGATCTTCTGGATAATTAAAACCTATAAAAGAATATAGGTTTCCATAACCTACTAGAGTTTGACTGTAATTTTGAGCTGTATTTTTTTCTAACAATTCTCTTGTTACTGGATGTCTTAAAAATTCAGCTATCATTTCTTGTTTAATTTTCTGAGCAGTTTTTTCAATATCTTTATTTTTGTTTTTAATTACTTTAACTGCGGCGTTTTGCATTTTTTTTCTCAAAACTGCATTAATTTTAATTTGATTTGCCATTAGTTTTCAAGTGGTATTAACAAAAATTTATAATATTGAGGCCCAAACATTCCCTCTGGTTTTCCAGGGCTTTTGATTGCAAACGTTTTACCATCTAATTCTACTGTTTTTGCATCTTTTATGTAATTGTAATCTTCTTCATTTACTTTTATATAGACAGCGCCTTCTGGAATAACAATTTTTTCTTGAGATTTTTCTTGATAAAAATTAGTTTGATCAAATTTTTCGTATTTAATTCTTGCCATTATATTTCTGGAAACTTGCGTCAATTGTTGCGGACCAGCATTTACATTCGTTTTATATAGAGCGTTGTATGCACTAGTTGTTGCAATGGCTACTTTCTGTCCGAACTTATAAACAGTTATTTCTCTTGCAAAAGTATCATGAATTCGGTCAATGATATCTTTAATATTATTCTTCTGATTTTCTGTTAAAAAGCCTGACATATTTATGTTTACACTTTTAATTTTATTATAAAATAGGTATAAGGTATGAACGCAAAAGAATCTTTAGCAAAGAAATCATCTAAATCAATTAGTCAACTCTTTAAGCAATATTTAATGCTTATTGAAGATCTTAAATTTGAGCATGAGCAACAAGTAGTTAAAATCAAACAAAACATTCCAAAAGAATATCATGGATATATAGACGCTTCAAATTACTTTACTGAAGCAAAAATGGCTTGGCTTAGAAAAAGAGTTTTAGATATTGGCAATGAAGCAGTCCGATCAAATGACGATAATCTGCAAGATTTTAGTGTAAGTTTTGTATTTAAAAATTAATATAAGTTAAGGAATATGGAATTAAAAAATTTATATAGTTTTACCCTCTTTTCTGAAAGAGAAAACACAGTAGAGGAAAAAAGAGTTGACGAACAAACAAAAGAAGAAATTGTTGTAATGAAAAAGGTAATGGAAAAAGTGCCTTTTGAAGTTTCTTTGAAAAAGCCAACTCGTCGCCAAATCGAAGAAGCAGATTTGGAATATAGTGTAGAAATGAGCAAATGCATTAAAAAAGGCATTCTTACAAAAGCCATGTTAGCTAAAAAGTATTCAGATACTGGTGGAATGCTTTCTGAAAACGAATCAAAGAAATTGGTAGATCTATACAAGAAAATCTACGATCTTCAAAATGAAAATATTCGTTTAGAAAGTTCTACAAAAAAGAAAGAAAATAAAGAAAAAATCGACGCAGTTTTAGAAGATCTTACAAAAACTCGCAAAGAAATTATTGAGATCGAATCTAATTATAGATCTTTATTTGATCACACTGCAGACTCAAAAGCTCAAAACAAATTATTGCTTTGGTATATCTTGAATCTGACTTATGTTAAGCCAGACGGCGAAGAAAAAGAAAAGCCTTATTTTGGAGGAACTGATTTCGAGGAAAAGCTTCAGAATTTTTATTTAAAAGAGGAATCTCCAGACGAGCATTATAGCGTTATTTCCAAGAAAGTTTCGACATTAATTGCATTTTGGTTTTTTAATCAAGCCTCAACAAAAGAGGACTTCGAAGATCTTGACAAAAAAATAGAAGCTGGTGAACTATAACCCATTATCTAATAGCCTAATAGATATATTCGATGGGAGAACAGCCTTTGACCTTAACGGTCAAAGGTTGTTTTTTCGCCATTTTACAATCCGTGATCAAAACTCAATTGCTTCTTCATATGAGAAGTACAAACAAATTGCAATAAAAAAGGGAATAGAAACAGAAGAACAAATTTATAAAAGACTAAAAGACGATGGGGATTGGTCTAATGATGATGATTTAAAAATTGCAGAGCTGGAAACCTATGTTAAAAATTTAAAAAATACAAAAGAAAAATTATTTTTACCTTCTCAAAAAGAAAATCATCAAAAATTAATTGATGAACAACAAAGCGAATTAAGTTTGCTTCTTTTTAGAAAAAGCGAATTAGTCAGAACCAGCGCAGAAGGCTACGCAAACAAAATGGCAAATGAAGAATTTCTGCGCACATTAATATACGAAGATTCTAATTTAAATAAATTAAAATACTCTGATGAAGATTTCGGCAGTTTAACTTCTGATGATATTGCCGAATTAAGCAAAGCTTATTTTCGCATCTCAAGCGACTTATCAGATTTAAATATTCAAAATATTGTACTACAAGATTTTTTTAACATATATCTTTCCGCTTGCGAAAATCCATATCATTTTTTTGGTAAATTCATTCATCAATTGACCGCTTATCAAATGAAACTATTATTGTATGGAAGAATATTCAATAACATTTTTCAATATCACGACGATATTCCAGACGATATCAAAAAAGATCCTCAAGCCATTTTTGACTTTGTTGATTCAAAGAAAAATAGAGAAAATTTCCAATCTCAAAATAAAGATGGAGCGACAGCTATCTTTGGAGCGACTTCTAGCGATTTAGAAATTTTAGATCCTTCTGCTAGGAAGGTTTCTCTTTCTGAAGAGATTAAAAAAAGTGGTGGTTCTTTAAATATGGAACAGATGATGAAATTGATGGGACAGTAATGTGTGAACTTTTTAGAAGCAATAAAATATTTTTATTGCTTCGTATGTATTATAGAGTGGAAGTGGATTAATCAAAAGTCTTTCATTAAATGCAAGTTTATCTAAATTAGAATTTGCTACTAAAAGACCTCCTAATCTATCTTCTTTTAAAATTTCACTATCTAAAATCCAATCTGTTGAATCATATTTGTATTTTTTAATAGAAAAATCATCTTGAAATATAATTTGATTACCGCTTGAATTTAAGACAATTGGACTCATAGCATAATTACATATACTTGTTCCTAAATTTGTCCATTGAGATAAATTTTCATTATAACAATATACATTAACCATTGGATTGCAAACAGCACCCCAATAAGGAAATGGAGTACCTATGGCAATAACATTTCCAGATTCATTTAATGAAAAGGCTGTTTGATAAACATTCGGTGGTGGTATGTATATAGGTGATCCTAATTCGCCCCATTTATTTATCCCAGTATTATATTTAAATGTTTTTACTGCTCCAGAAAAACTACTTCCATTAAAAGTGCCAGAGGATAAAAGTTCCAGAACAGAAATTGTATCACCAATCCCATTCATTACAACTTTATGACCAAAACAAGAGTTATTTTGATTTCCACTTAATATTTGCCCCAATCTAAGCCAACCCGATTGGTTATCATATTCATAAACATGAACGAAACCAGAAGTTCTCGACGCACTACTTAAATATGGTCTTACAGGCGCACTAACCACCATTTTATCGCCTTCATTATTTAAATCTATAGAATGTCCCCAACTGCAACAAAAGTCATCATTGGCGAACCTTGCTCCATTTCCCAAGCCCGATAATGCAACCCAAGTATTGCCAACAGTATTACAATATGCTTTTAAACAGCCTTCATAATCAGTACCAAAAGACGCATTCCAGCGATTAGATTCTGAAAATATAATTATATTTCCTTTGCAATTTATTTTTACATTAGTAGCAGCAAATCCAGGGAAACTACAAATATTACACCACACTCCAGACTGACTATTGTATGTATGTATCCTAGCTAATTTATCTCCATAACTTAGAGCGTTTGTATAAATTATGGTACAAAAATCATCGCTTGCATCAAGAGAATTAATTAATGACCTCGCTTCACCCCAAGCAAAACATTGCCTTTCATTTATAAAAGCACCTATATTTTTCCAAACTTGACTATCATCAAAGCTAGTATAATTTGAATATACATTAAAATATCCACGCCCGTTACAACCACTTGGAGCGCCAATTGCAATTCGATGTCCACCTAATGATATTGATTTGCCGAAAAGATCATTGCTTACTGAAGTGTCGTGAGAAAATTTTGAAATAAATTGCCAATTTGATATTTCTTTATTGTAACTATAGAGGTTAACATAAGCGCATTTATAATAATTTGAATTAGTAACGCATGGCGCTGCAATTGCAATCATATTACCTAAAGGATTCATTGAAATTGAAGTCCCAAATCCAGTAACATTTTGATCAAAACTGCATATATCTGTTCCTAATTGCATCCAATTTGATGTATTATTATCATAACAATATGTTTTTACGTAATTACACGTAGTTCCAATTGCAATTATATTACCTCGATCATTAATACAAATGGAAGTTGCAAAACGATGATTAGTGCCAGTGCCACTAATTATTTGTCCCATTTGCAAAAAAGAAGTTTCATTACTATTTAGGCAATATACAGAAACATAACCAGCACAATTGACGGAATTAATATGTGCGCCTGGAGCACCAATTGCGATTATATTTCCTTGATGATTTAGCGAATTAGAAGAACCAAGTAAAGAATTCTGATAAATACCAGTAATACTTGATCCAATTTTGTTCCAAATATAACCACTAATTGAACTATTATTAGTAACTTCACTAAGTCTTGTTAAACAATATATACCTACACAACCATTATTTGTTAAAGGGCTTATGTTTGCAAATGGACTTCCAACAGAAATTTTATTTCCTTCATTATTTAATGAAATAGAACTTCCGAGCATTTCGCCAGCAACTGATCCACAAATTCCACTTGTATATTGCGCATTTTCGATATATGTTTTTACACAACCAGCATTTGCTCTGCCAACTGGATCGGCGCATGGAGCGCCGACTGCTATCATGGTAGCTCTTGAAAAAGAAGAATCTTGACCAAAAAAACCGTTTATTCCAGCAATCGCCACACTTCTTCCAAAATCATCATTTGTCGCCAATCCACTGTATGTTCGTTGCAAAATCCAACACTCATTATAATTAGTTGAAAAAACTTTACCATAAACATTTCTAAATATATCGCATTGCATATATACTCTTACTTCACCAACATTATTTGTTTGTCCTGCATCTGAATCGAAAAGGGGCGCACCAACAATTAAGCAATTTCCACGTGGATTCATTGCGATAGAAAAACCTAACGCATCGGTAGTTTTTTGCCCTGAAAATGTATTCTGTATTGCAGGTCTAACTTTAATAAATTTATTTTCAGAATTGGAAAAAAAGCATCTCTTTGAATCTATGTTATTAAATTTTTTAAAAAAAGACATAAAATTATAATTAAACAAAAAATCCTAAAGAACCAAACACGCTAAACAAATTATTTCCAGTTTTAAATGCAGTTATAGAATAAACATTAGTTGCATTAATAATTCCAGTTGGAATGCCTTGTCCACCTGCCCAATTTACTGTTCTAGATGTTCCATCTATATTTACTCCAGTTAAGGAATAAACTATTGGACCTACATTTCTATGAATAAAACTTACTGACAAACTATTATTTAATGGTAAAAAAGAATTTAAGCTAGTAGTGCTGTTGCCTCTTAAGTTTATATAGAAATTGCCAGTTGAATTTCTGACATAATACATTGTAGAGTTGGTTATTATATCAAAATTAATTAAATTTCCACCAGCTCCAGTATCACATACAGTTAATTCTTCATAAAGAGTTTTTACTCCGCTAGTTACACTAAGAGGTAATTGCGAAACAAGTGCTCCCGTCTGACCCGTAGTAACATAGCAGTTACGTGCGTAGCCAGTTGTTTCGTAAACATCAGCCTGAGACGTTGTGATGAAATTTCCCGTACTTCCCGTCCAAACATATTGGCCCGTCTGACCCGTAGTAACATAGCAGTTACGTGCGTAGCCAGTTGTTTCGTAAATGCCTGTCTGACCCGTATTAACAAAGCAATTACGTGCGTAGCCAGTTGTTTCAAATCTACCAGTTTCAGAACATAAAGCAAACACACCAGATTGTATTTTACTTGCATCGATTGCTGCGCTTTCAGATATGTCAGAATTTGTAATTAAACTCGCTTTACTTTGCGTAACGCCATTGATGACTTTAACCAATCCAGAACCTCCAACCGAAGGAACTGTCGTATGTATATGAGATGGCGTATTGCCGCCAAAATAAAAAGTAATTGAATGATTATTATTCAAAGCCCTAGCCAACAACTCTACATACAATCTATCATTAGTAGATAAAGTCGTTTGCGGCAAAATAACAGATGCGGCATATTGAGATACTGCAGCATCATCATATGCGTAGACATCGTTTGACGTAGCTAATAAAGTAGGAGAATTTGATCCATCGTATTTGTAAACTTTTATTTGAAATAATACGTCTGTTGGGCTATTGCTTGAAGCCCAAATATTAAAATCAAATAAACCAGCAGGAATCGCTTCCACGCTTGGGTCTAAAACATCAGTAACAAAACCGACAATAGACTCAAAACTTGTTAATAAGTTTGTTTTTTGTATTGCAAGTTGACTGGAAACTCCGCTTCTTCCTAATTCAAATGTTCCAGAAATAGAAGCGGGTAAATTTGCAGTTGGAGAGTCTGGGGCTACATTATTATTAAAATAATAAATTAATCCACCTCCACCATTGCCACCAGCAGGAATATCACCTGGAACCCAAGAAGTACCATTGAATTGTAGAGTTTGACCATTTATTGGAGCAGCGTTTGATACTGGATATCCTTGTATTTTGCAAATTAAAGCGTTATTGGAACCAGCGATAATGCAAACATCTCCAGTGATTGTGGGAATTTGTGATGATAAAAGATATCCATTACTTGTGCTTGCAAACACGCTAGTAAGCGTACCCGTTTGAGTGGCTGTGACGTAATCGCCAGTAGGAGCAAACACGCTAGTAAGCGTACCCGTTTGAGTGGCTGTGACGTAATCGCCAGTAGGAGCAAACACGCTAGTAAGCGTACCCGTTTGAGTGGCTGTGACGTAATCGCCAGTAGGAGCAAACACGCTAG